AGCGGCAAGCCGAGCTCCTGTGGTCTCATTGCTAAAAAGTTGAACCGCAATAAGCATAGGCATGCTGTGTTTGTCACACAGTTCTGTAAGTTTATCCATAAGAGGAGCAAGCTTCTTTTTAAAGATTGCCTCCCTAGCCTTCTCTAATTTTTGGTCACTAAGTAAATCCATATGAATAGTATATCACAAATATATAATGTTGTCAAGCAAAAAAATCATCATCGCAGTCATCATAATACTCTTCTGTGTGACACTCCTCGTTGCAATCATCATAATCCTCATAAAAATTTGAACAATAATCCGCGTCCGATAATGAGAGGTCATCCACAGAATAGAAACTCTCATCCAAAATAACTTCTTCTGGATGAGAGCATTCTTCTGTGAAGAAATAAGCTATGATAGCTAAAAAATCATCACGTATCTGGTCAGACCAACTATTCATAACTTCTAAGAATTTCTAACATACGTATCGCTGTAGAGGAAAATTTTCCTGTTTTTGCCATTTGATAGCTTATTATTCTGACCTCACTCCCTCGACCCTCTTTTACAAGTTCTTTTACTTTACTGCGAATTCTGTCCATAGTAGGAGTGCTGTTATCCTCTTCACCAACTGCCGCTGCTTCCTCCTCCACCAAAGTCGCTGCCTCCGCTGAACCCACTGTCACTGCTTGAACTGCTTGAGTCGGAACTACTGGAACTGCTTGAGGAGTAATAACTTTCTCGTCTTCGTTCTTCTTCACGCTCTTCACGTTCTTCACGCTCTCTTCTTTCTTCATCATATTTTTTCCTTTTACGCTCTTGTTCAGCTAATTCTGCTTTACCTTCAGGAGATTCCGACCAAATACGATAACGTTCTGCTTCTATGTCAGCTAACCTTTTTTCTTCCAGTTGACGAGCTTTCTCTTCTTTGACACGATTTTCTTCTTTGACACGATTTTCTTCTAATTTTTTAAGTCGTTTTGTCTCAGCTACTCCATCTGGAGTAAGCAACCAAATACGATTCTCTTCTTCTTTTTTAAGTCTTAATACTTCAGCGTCTTTTCGAGCCGCCTCTGCTCGTTCTTTATCCTCACGCTTTGCTTCCGCTTGACTTAAGAATCTTTGCATTTCTATTGCTTCACGTGTCTTACGTTTATGCCTTGCTATCCCGTATAACCCAACACCCGATAAACCTAGCACTCCCATAACCCCTAAAAAACCAAACAATAAACCAGTATTGCTTTTGTTATCAGTAGAGGAGACAGAATAAGTATCAGGAGTAGGAGTCGCTATATTTTTCACAGTGACAGCCTCAACAGCAGAAATAGTAGAAAGAATAGCGTCACGCCAAGCATCAGATGTCCCAGTTTTACTAGCTATTTTAAGTTTTGGCACGAGTGTAGCACGACCAATCGACCCAGATTGGCCATCTGTAATGACATACTCCATATGCCTACTTATTTGGAACGCCCATTTACGGTCATCGGTAGCCAGAAAAAGAAGTAGCCCACGTTTTTCCCCCTCTTTACTTCCAATGCCGTACTCTCTAGCCATTTTAAGACTATAATTGAAAGCTTCATAACTTCCCATAGTCTGAACAGTCGCAACCCCAAACTCCACGTTATATTTAAGTTTAAATTGATTTAACGTGTTTTGAATAATGGCTTCGTCGGCTTCATTCAAAACATTTGCATGGTCTTGAACAAAAGTGTTTGGCACAACAGAAGGAATATTTTGTGCAGTTGCGGACAAAATACCGGAAGCCAGTAATATAAGAAACATTAAGCTGTAATTTATACGTGTCATTATTTACTCCAATCTAAAACTAACATTGCCTCATCAGAATTCAAGTTAATATGAGTATCAGAATCCATGTCAGATTCACATATACTAAGCAAAATTTCTGCTTCATTTCTACGTTTACCTGCATAATACTTCCAATCATTTTGATAACAGGAATTTTTAACTGTATACTCAGCTTCTTCATAAGTGAAATTCCTTCCAAAAAGGAAGTATCTTTTCTGAGACATCCAGTATTCTATATGATTTTCAAAAAGATGCCTTCTTTCGTCGTCTATACTGGATATACATTTCTTCATAGCCAGTATGACATTAGGTTTGTAAAAATTTACGGATGCCATTATTTAGTTTTTGAGGAAGATGCGGATAAGGAAGATGAGGTATAAGCAAATACAGCTGCTACAAGATGCACCCAAAACCATCCTGTAAAACCCACTGTAGATGCAATAAGTATAAGTACCATAATACGAGGTATAAATATAGACAGAATAACGTCAACCACAAACGGAGTAGGGTTAAGAGGAACCATACTCTGCATGTATAGAACCAGAAGACTGATACGAGGCACAAACAAAGATGCCACAAGAAAAAGTGTAGTAAGTTCATTCATAATTTTATATTCTCCCCATATGACTCATGATAACAACTAACAGTATGGCTATTGTTATAATATTGTCTATTGGCTGCCAAATTTTGAATGTTTCAGACTCTATGCCAAATATTTTCCCTAAAGCTGCGGTCAGAAAACTTAATCCAAACATAATTAAAAAATATTGATATTGAGGAGTAAATAACCCAAAAAACATCCAAACAAGATAACCTACAGAAAGAAATATAAGTGCTAGTCCTGCCAACACGCTTACTATACTTCCTGCAATAATTTCTTTAGCTTCTTTTTGTGAGTCTGATAATTCAAGAACACGCTCTGCAAATTCTTTGGAACTTATTTCTTTTTCCGCAGGCACCTCATTTATTTTTGAGTCTATGACTTCCAGTTTCTCTTTAGCTACTTGTACTTTTCCTTCGAGTTCTTTAACATATTTATTAAAAAAAGATGATGGACGAAAGCCTAGCAATGCCATTACTTCAAGAAATAAAGGGAACACCGCAAACAAGAAAAAAAGGTTTATTAGAAAATTTTCCATGACATTATCTTACCACAATGTCAATACCTTGTCAAGAGTTATTTTCTATCCTCTTGTAACACTAAACTACGTAATAAAAGAGTTGCTCGGCTTTCTAGCCACTTTAGATGTATTTTCGCTCTACAAGACAAGCAGTTAGTCGTGTCGTCTGTGACTTCTGACACTTCTTCAGGAACTGGAGAGCAAACATAAGGTTTTTCACTGTATTCTGTTATTTTCTTAGTTGCTCCTTCTTCAATTGTCCAGTTTTCGTTGTTTTTCATAGGTCTTTTATTTTTATAGGGTTGCGGAAGCTGTCTTTGTCAAAACCATGCTGCTGTATCTTATATTTGTCAGAAATTTCTAAAATTTCAGGTTCTTTGGCAAGTTGATTGCCTACATAAATAGATATTTCTTGAAAAGCAGAGTAAGAATCTTTAATTTTATAGAATTGAAACTCTTTAAGAAGAATATTTGTTCGTAAAGTTGTTTGTCTGCGGTTTATTTGCTCTTTAGTTATTTCAGGTATATCAGAGCTAGTTAAATATTCTTTACTTACTATAAATACAGGAGTATTATATTCTATAAAAGTTTTGTCATTTTTAAAATCCGAATATCTATCAAAAAATTGTTTGCTGCTGCTTTTACTACTATATCTTCTGTATGAATACTCTTTTTTAAACTGAGTTTTCCATGTTTTATAGTCTTTATAGTTATAAAAGAAGTACTCGCCTTCATTATCCTGACAATGAGCTAAAGGATACAATTGTCCGCAAAACCCTATTATATGAAAATCTGTAACAGGTTTAACGAGATTTCCGTTGGAGTCCCTATATGCTTGATAGTTATATCCGTTAGGAAAATCAAACTCTTGAGTACTGTTCCACGAACCAGTATATATAATAATATTTATACTTTCTGTACGATAAAAATGAAGTTCAGGGTCTATACCAAAAGAAACTGCACTGTCATAATAATCTCGTTCTTTACTGTATATTTTCATATTTTATTTTCAGACACAGAAACTCCAAGGATGTAGATACCAACAGTCTTTAGTATACTTATATTCTAGTTTCCAATCAAAAATTTCATTTAACAGAACTATGACACGTGCTTTTGGTATCATTTTAAAATCATAAATATCCCAAGCAGTAGGAGGGTCAACAAATTCAACATACAATGACCAAGTTATTGCTATGTATTCACATAACTCTCTGTCACTTAATTCTCCGCCAAATTCAAATATTTCTGCTCGTCGTTCATCCGTCATTTTTATTATGTTTTTGCTCTCCTAGAGCAGCACCGATTAGTACAAAAACAGCTATTGTAACGATGCCTAAACCTTTTCTGTCCTCTTGCGTCCAACGAATAAAATATATTTCTCCTGTTACAAATGAAAGATACAGATAACCTATTACAAATACAATAAAAGGAAAAAAGAAGATGTCAAAATATGCTTTAAGAAATTTGTTCATTGATTTACCTCTTTATATCGGTCATAGCTGCCATAACAATCGTATTCTTTATAGCCGTCTGCGTTTACTACCAAGAGATTGAATATTGTTGACAAGTGCGGATGTTGCCGTCTGTAATTTCTTCAAGGTCATTGAGATTGATAAGACGTTTTATTGAACCCCAGAACAGCTCAATTGCAGTGGTTTTATTTTTAGTAGAAAACGGAGGTCGGTACTCAATGAGTCCTATATTTAGACCACCAGCATCCCCTAAATAAACTTTATAACCGGCGTCACCAGTAAATTTATGTGGGTCTACATGTTTTTTAAAATCTGACAGGGTAGTTAGATTTTCACCATCATACAAACCTTTTTCAGTTAGTATGCTTTTGACTTTTCTAAGATGTGCATCAATTGCGAAATCGTTTTCCATTAATAACTCCAGTCTCCTCTCGTAAGTTTATATGTAGGATTACTACTCAACATAAATTTGCTTATCAGTGAGGTAAGAATTTTTCTTTCATCTTCGCGAAAGAGTTGTAAAAGAGTAGACTCCGCAGATTCTTGAATTACTTCATTCGGAGATAATACATTTTCATTTTTCAGTGCATTTTCATCTTTCAGCTTAACTAAGGCAGTAATAAACTCAACTATATTTTCTTCAGTTAGTTGATAACTAAGATTTTCACTGTTCACTTCTACTACAAATCGTTTTGTTACGTCTTTACTGTAATTTATCATTGTTTTGGAGACACTACTTTTTTTGCCCTCTGAAGTTTCTTTATTACTTTACGCAAATTACTATCAAAAAATAACGGAACATGTACTTTCTCTAAAAACTCCATAAGTAATTTATATTCATCAATACTTAACCGTTTAATTTGAAATGTAGTTCTACTTTCTTCGTCTCTAGACTCCTCGTCCAGTGTGTCCTGAACATAACTAGCTGAACTTCCCATAATTTTCTCCTTAAAGACAGATATTTTCAAAATATCTTACCTTATCTAATCGTATATTTAAATATCCTGATTTAAATACAGTGCTTTCTACCTCTTCTAATTCTTCAATATATGGTTGAACTGCCTCTGAGATAGTTTCAGGAGCTTTGCGAACCATACTGGCAAATTTATCTATTTGAATACAGTAATCCCCCATATGAACCTCTCTAGGAGAGTTAATCCCCACACATTTTTTGTAATACTCAGTGTTCAAAGGAGAATCATTTATTTTACGCAAGTTTATTTCAACATCAAACTCCATAAATAAAGCAACAGCAAATTGAAATTCTATCTTCCTGCGGACAAATTGAGAATAAGAGAGGTGTACTGGCATCATATTTTACTTACTCCGAACTGTGAGAGTCTTTATATCTTATAATCTTTTCCTTAAGTATTTGTTTATCACTTTTACTCACTTATGTTAAGTCATTTGTTGAACTTTTCTAAAGTACTTCTTTTATCGCTCTTCCTGTCAAAAGCATTAGAAGTCTGTCCACACCCAAGCCTGCACCCCAAGTCGGAGGCAAACCATACTTTAAAGCCTCTATATAATCCATATCAATTACATCCTGTCTTTCAAAAGCCTCCAATTGTTGCCTCCAATCATCTTGTTCTGAATAGATGTTTGCTATTTCCATTCCTCCGCAGTAAATCTCATACCTTTCTGGTCTTCCGTCTCCACCAATTTTTGCTAAAGGAGAATCCTCAACAGTAAAATCAGACATTATTGTTGGTTGAATTGCTTCTTCTTCAATGAAGGGATTATTTGCGTATACAAACTTAGACCAATCAATGCCTCTAACTGTTGTAGTCCCAAAAATATTTTGGACTGTCTCACTTACCAACTGCTTAAAAATTTCTAAACCGTCTTTTGCTGTTCCGCCTAAATAAAATTCTAACATAGTAAATTCTGGATTATGGCGTTGAGATAATCCTTCATTTCTAAAAGATTTTCCTATTTCATAAATTCCAGTTCCACCAAATCCTCCGACAATTAGCTTTTTTAATTCTAATTCTGGAGCAATACGGAGAAAATACTCCTCAGTCTTAAAAGGTTTCGCATCACAACCGAACGCATTTTCTATAAGAGTAGGTGTTTGCACCTCTATAAAGCCCCTGCCATCAAGAAATTTGCGTATAGACGATAAGACCTTTGCACGAAGCAGTATTGTGTCCCTATAACTAAGGTCGCGTTCCTTAGAAACAATTTCAGAAAGTAACGCTAAATGCTTGTTCTTACGTGACTTATCTACACTAACTCCTGATATTCGGTCAGGTAGACCTAGCTCACATTTTCTTAGTAAGTTTAACTCAAGTAATCTAAGTGTATTCTCACCTGTTTTAGTAACAAACATTTCACCAGAGCAAGAAATGATGTCTCCTTGTGAGAGACTGATAAATTTACTCCAAGTTGATAAGTCACTCTTGGAAAACAGTTGTTGATATTTTCCATCTGAAAACAGATGAACGAAGGCCAGCTTACCCATTTTACGTGGAGCACTTGTAATTCTACCGATTAGCATATAATTGAAAACTGAACATTGAAAATTGAAAATTGAAGCCATTGTTCTGAGGCGTCCCGGAATCCGGGATTCAGTCATAAATCTTAAATAAGAATCTACAGCCTCAAATTCTTAAGACTTCTTAAATCAAATTCAGGTAAAGTAGAAACTCTGTGTCGTTTCAACCATTTTTTATTACAGAGTCAGCATGCATAATTTATTTTTCAGTGTATTCGTTTAACATCCCATCCTCATTTTCAATACATGGATTCTCTGTGACAACTCCATAACTTCCATCTTTAAAGGTGACGCGATATTTTCCATCGCTCTGTTTATACCCAGAAAACTCACTCAACTTAATTTTAACCTTGCTTCCGTTAATTTTTGTAACTATAACCATGAGCTATTTACTTATTGTTTTTGATTTATTTCTGAGACTCTCTACAAATAAAGCAGTAAGTTTGGCAAAATCTTTTGCTTGCATTTCACTTCTCCAGTTAGGGTCTGGGTTATAAAATTTGAATGCTTCCAATTCTAACTCACTCAATCCTTCTGGTATTTCGTAGCTTCGCGGAGCAAAAACAGGGCAAATTATATCATGCCAATCTGGTTTTATACTTTCCGGTTTACTTAAGTTTTCCACTCCACAATTACATTTACTCATCTTTATCTTTATATTTTGATTTACGGCCTACTGTATCAGCCTTTTGAGATTTCTTTTTGTCTTTAAAAATTCTGACCACACCTCCAGTGGAGGTTATCATGTCTTTTATTTTTTCATCCCGAACTCTAATTTTATTAGGGTCAATTGTAAATCTGTTTTTATCCCTCTTAGACATAAATAAAGTATAGCAAACAAATTAAATTTTGTCAAGATAAAACTTCCAGTTTACGTATCATCATCGTGTATTAACCAAGAAAGATTAAACTCCCCTTCTTTTGGTCTGGTCTGAACTTCCTCAATTTCTTTATTGTCTTTTACTTCTACCCCGAATCCTGCTAGTGGGTTTACGTTTATCTCTTCTGCATCCACACCTTCTCGTACATAACCCTCTGCTAGAGCAAAAGCTAATTCACATCGTGCTTCAGCCTCAGTAAGTTGATGTTGACCTGAAAAAAGTGCTCCATCGTAGCCTTTTTCAACTGAGTACAGTCCGATTGTGTACTCCGCTAGACGGAAAAAAGATTTACCTTTATAATAGATTCCAAGTGCTTTCTCTCGAGCCAGTGCAGTACGTTTAGAAAGATGTATCGCAGTCTCTTTTTCTACCTCTTCTCGAGTCACGCCTTTGAATACACGTGTATATCCTTTTTCAAGAGTACCTGTAAAGCGTTTAATCGCATCAGGACGCTCCAGAACCTCTTCTTCTACCTCACCGTCCACCTCGCCTTTACGCCACACCACAGAGCCCTCCAGCGGTTCTCCGTCTTTGGTCTTACCAGAATGATATAATTCAAAGAATAATTTCCGTGAGTAGTTTTCATATCTGCCATAAACACAAAAAAACTTCTGAATCAGCATCTTTTTGAATTCTTCAATAGACAGACCTTCAAACTCTTTTGCAATTTCACCTGCATCGTTTGCTTTGGTCAGAGACCGTTTTGTATCCGCACTTGACATTATTTTCTCCTACCTCCCACCAAGCCAATCTTGAAACGCCATAACTTTCTGAAAACCACCTTCAGTAAGTGGCACAGTGTTAATGTCAACTTCTATCCAGCCTAATCTCGTAAAAGACTGAAGATAAGAATGAACATCCTCCTCATCTACTAAAACATGGCATTCGGATGCAAATCCTACTACTCCGAAAGTATACATATATGGCTGCATTTCTTGATTCCGTTCAAGCTGTGCAAAACACTGTCTTTTTCGAGAGTCTAAGCCTTCATATCTTATTATATTTGTCATAACATCCTCTAAACTATACATAGTATATCATAGAAATAAAATTTTGTCAATCATTCATTTTAAAGTATTAATTGGTTTAGGAGTTATTGTTTCGAGGCTATGAATTAATTCTTCGAATGCTGTCACACATAACACACAGTTTTTTGTAGGTAATGTAGGTAATGTTAATTTTATCATTTAGTTAACCAAGAATGGAGATTATTTTTATACGGCTCTAGAGCAATGTCCACTTCTTCAAACATATCCTCACAGTAAAATTCGTAATCAAATATAATATCTTCATTGGCTGCCCAAATATCATAAGATTCAAGATTTTTAATGTCTATCCTGTAAACATTTCCTGTAGGGCTGCCGCTGCTGTCTATTACTTGACTTACAGTACCTTTTACAGTACCTTTTTCCCCTGTATATTTAACAATTATTCTGTCATTAAATAAAAATTCATTTCTTGAAAATACAGTACCCTCAGCAGATATTATATCTCTCCACCCTAACCAAAGATTTGAATGAGTTGTTTCAACTTTATATGAAAGATAATCTCTAGAATTAAAGTAATCAACGAATATTATTTTCCCTGTATGGTAAAAATACTTATTATTGTCTTTAACTCTGATTATCACCAAGTCATTTTCTTTAAATTCTCTCATTTTAACCAGTTATGTATGCTTACTGATGTCTCCGAATCTATAAGAATTATCTCATGTTCATGCAATGTAAATCTCTTAAGTTTATTATTTAAAGTTCTGTACTCTATTGTTACCCAATAACCAGATTCATTGGAGAAAAACACATTGGTAACAATTTTCTTGGCACTGTCCGCACCTTTTCCTCGTAAATGTTTACGATTTAAAATATCTACTTCATCGCCCTTTTGAAATTTAGACATTACAGTTCCAGAACAGTGTACACTTTTTCCATAGTTTCACTCGCCCTTGAACGTGCATAGATTCTCCCTTCTTCAAGTCTATTTTGAACATCGTTGTCTGTTATAGACTCCATAGAGTTAGTTATGCTTCCAGTTAATAAAAATAATCTGGATAATATATCATCTTTTAATTCGGAATAACTACCACCTAAAAACTCTTCGTCTCCAAAACCTAGCTGCTTTCTTATATTTAAAAGATTTTTCACCCCTTCATCCGAGTAATCAATTTTACCTGCTGTTGTACGTGCGGATTTAATCTTTTTTTGTATGACCTCAAATGTATCTGTTAAATACAGTACTCCTTTTGGATTAGGGTCAGATTTTGACATTTTAAATTCTGGTGTAGTTAAAGAAAGAATACGAGTATCCTCAACAACACCTGCCGGTACAGTAAACGTATTAGGAAATAATTTATTAAACCGTTTAGCAAGTAAAATTGCTAATTCGAGATGTTGAATCTGGTCATGGCCTACTGGTACAAAGTGAGTATCATACAATAGTATATCAGCCGCCATTAACACTGGGTAGCTGAAAAGACCTAAGTTTTCTCGTGGTTGATTTAATTGCTTAACCTTAAACTGTGTCATTCGTTCAAGCTCACCCATACGAACGTAACAACTAAGTATCTGACACAATTGAGAGTGTTCTGGAACGTCTGATTGTACAAAAATATCTGATTTAATTCCGCAAGCCATTAAAGTTTTTGCAAGACGCAGAGTTTTATTTTTTAAACCTGTCTGCGGAACAGTTAATGAGTGCAGATTAGCAATACAGACTAAACCTGTAAAACTTAATTCTAAGTTAATAAAAGGTTTTACAGCACCAAAATAATTACCTAGATGAAGTTCACCTGTTGGCTGTATTCCTGTAAATAAATTTCCTTTAATCTTATTCTTCATATACTTAATATAACATAAAAATAGACTTTTGTCAACAATTATTTGTTGACCTAACTAACCAATTTTCTATTGCCAACACTCCTTCTAAGTTGTCTATTTCCGAATCCAAGAATTTATTGTAAGGTGATAAATAGGAGCCTCTAAATACGCCTGTTTTTCCAGACATTATAAATTCAATTTGATATTGAAAGTAAAAACTTTCATTAGACTCGTCATATGCCTTACTAATGGATATTACTTTTCCTACAGAGTGTAGATTATCCCCTCCGCTTCTGTTAATAACCTCATCTCCTATATTAAAAACAGCTCGTAACAGACTTACGCCGTAGTTACTTAGCCACAATCGTTCTCCAAGTAATTTAACTTGATTGAGTCTTACGTTTTCTACTTGCCAATATTTCTGATAATGCTCGGATTCTTTTGTTACTAAGTCTCCTATTCTCATCTCCTCTCTTACAAATATCATATTTTACATTTTTTCAGACATCCAAATTTGAACAGCACTATCTTCGTATACCGTCTCAATGATTTCCTCTCCAACTCTAATAAACGCACTACGTGGTAACACAAGAGAACATTTAGAATTATACAAAGATGGGAAGTTTCCTTCCATCTGAGCAAGGCAAATTTCATATTTATCGTAATTAGAAGTTACTCCTGTTACAATACCTTTTCTGCCGTAATATATACTTTCTTTTGAAACTCCTGAAATTTGAATATGAGTTCCAACAGGTGTAAATTTATACTCTAGACTAATATTTTCAGATTCACCAAAGACGGTTCTAGGTTTAAAATTCCATTCAAATGCCGTTACGTGAACCATATCGTCTTCAATAAATTTAACATGACCACGTATCCACTTTATTTCACCTTCATGAAAAGTTTTTACTGATACTTCGTCTCCCACACCGTATTCCATATTAACCTGCTATCCATATATAAACTGCAGAACTATCAAATACTTCAAACTCTGAGTCTATAACTGAAAACTGAGACCTGTCTAATAAAGTATAAATTGAATCTGGGTCAAGCCTTACTGTATAATCAGAGTAATCATAGCTTATACTCATTATCGTTCCTTCTCTGTTTTTCCACTTTTCACTGGTTACTTTAATTCGTTTACCAACACTTGAAGCTTTATGCGTTGTAATAATTTCATGTGATTTACGATACTCGAATTTTCTGAAATCGGGAAAACTCCCATGACTTATAATAATTCTATCTTCTTCAGAGTATATATCAATAATATATCCATAAATATCAGTATCTTTAATTTTTACTCTGTCTCCTATTTCAAACTCCATAACTATCCTTTTAACCAGTCATGTACAGGAACTTCTTTTTTTATTTCAATCCACTCTGTTGCTTTATTTTCTGCATCCCATAAAGCCCATGACTTGAATTTTTTTAGCAGCATATTTTCAAAATAAATTTCAGCCCCGAATCTTACTCTAAGACCATCGTACCTAGTAAACTCTTCATCATCAATTAAATAACCAGAACGAATAATATATCTATCACATTCTTTATCTGAAGAACTCCAAAAAATATTACGTACACCGTTTACTCTGTCATTTATCCAATTCTCACAATCTTCTAACGCATCTATCGGCTCAATCACGTTTTTTGAAGTATGCCCACCTAAAAAACTATGTCCAAAGGTATTTGACAGTGAGATATAGCCGTTAATCTTGTTTTTACACAATAAAAGTTCAGGTAAAGTTTTTATTGTTATCAAATATTCTTTGTAGATAATTTTTTCTATGACTCTCGGCAAAACTAACATAGTCAACTCCCCAACCAATCTGATAGAGAAGTATCAGGAGGATGTATTTTCTCTAAAATAAAATAAGGTAAAGTTATAATAATTTCAGTGCTTGATTCGTATCTAGTTTTAATTTTAATGTGAAGGTTAGATTTTATTCCAACTACAGTACCTCTCTGTAATTCAGGAACAAGCCAACCAGACTCCTCCCAAACTACTTCATCTCCTATATCAAATTCAAGTTTTATCATGTTAATTTTCTAACCAGTCTGATAGAGAATTGTTAATGAATTCAGCTTTTTTAACCATACTTTTTAAAGTTAATTTTTTTAACCAGCCGTTAGGAAGAGTTTTAACCTCACCAACCTCTGCACCCTGTTCGGGCTCAAGTCTAACGTAGGAACAATACGTTCCTACAGTAAGTATGGTTCCTTTTCTCATTTCGACTAAGTTATTTACACAGATTTTATAAGTCACCTCATCGCCTTTTTCAAATTTTAACATAAAATATATTTTATCATATGTATTCTATTTTGTCAATACAAAAATTAAATCCTCAACCACTGTTGCACCGCATTAGAGTCCTTATCAGGATTATCACTCGCTCTTTTAACTAATTTAAAATCCTCGAAAAATAAGTCGCCAGTCCTAACACGGTCGGAAGAAGCATCGAAGTAAGTAAATCCAGCTTTCATCCTTCCTTCAACCAAATAAACAGAAGTCACAATTGTTCTTGAGCCGTTAAGAAGTTCGATTATATCTCCTTTCTTTATAAACTCTAAAGGCTCCGATTCTAAAATAACAAGTATTCCTTCAGAATTTATATAAGTGCCATTATTAAGTTGAAAGACTTGTAATTTTTCAAAAGCCGTAAATTGAATTAAAATGAAGTCTTTAACTACATCTGATACTACTCCTTTTAAATACTCCCCCTCTGGAGAACAATAATGTATTGATTGACCAACTATAAACATATATCTAATTCTAACCAACGATGAAGTCCGTCTTTTTCAGGTTGTATTACTATTAAATCAGCGTATCGAAATTCCTCGTTCCAGCCAACACCTTTTTCTGTATATGATACCCTCGCCCAACAATCGTTAGCAGGTAATTCTATCCAAGTCTTGAATACCTCTCCTATCTCACCGTTAGGAAGGAGCACTTTATCACATATTTTTATTCTGTCTAATGAATCTGTATTTAAGAAGTTTAAAGTTTCGTTATAACAATTTTGGTATAATTCAGATTCCGGAGAATAATTAAAAGTTTCTACCATTTCTGGGAAATTCCATTTAGCCAAAATAAGAGGTGGAGAATCAAATATAGCATATACTGTTCCTTTTTTTATTATTTGTTTTCCATCTCTTCCTCTTCCGTCAGAAAGGCTCCAAACATTCATTCCTTTGACAATTAAATCTTTCATACCTTTGCGGACAACCAATTTGTTACACTCGTATTTTCAATAATCAGCTCAGTTGTAAAGCTTAAATTATCCTCATGCATAAAAAAATCATTATAATCATTTACCTTATGTACAGCCTGTCCATTATCATCTACAGAACAAACACAGTAAATATATTCCGAACCCTCAAAGTTTTTTCTTACGGATACAATAACTCCTTTTACAAGAGGAAGTTCTGAACCGTACTTAACCGTTACACAGTCACCTGTTTTAAATTTTGGATAACTCATTAGACATCCAATTAAGTACAGGATAAAGTGTTGTATCCTGCACCTCTAATTTATCCTCCCAAACCCAAACTCTTTCACCAGTTATAAGACGTACTAAATATATATTTATAACTTTATCTTGACGCCAATCAAATTCAGACTTACATCTAACTATATGTCCTAATGTATTATTTGTTAGTATTATTACTTTTGTATTATCTTCAAATTTTATCGAGTTTGCCCGTCTGTCACTGGCTTTTTCAATCAAAGTAAGCTGATTGACAGGCTTTAAGAATCTTTTTATGCGTCCTGCATCATCAACACCTCTTATATAATACGCTTCGGGGTGCAATTTAGAAGGACAAAATATATACAGATTTCTATAAAAATACAGATAGTCACAGCGTACTTTGTCATTTTTCTGAAATTTATACTTACTCATATATTTATAATCCATTCACAAACTGGTGAAATAACTGAAAAAATATCTTCTTCTAAGTCTGACTCAAAACACCAAATTGTTTCTTCATTATCGAGTTTTAAAAGATATTCATGTATAACTTCGCCTTTAATTACATATTTTTGAAATTTATACATATATCATTCGTTCGCGGACAGCCAATTTTGTACAAAATTAACTTCTTCGACTATCCCATCATCCTGTATAAAACTTTTTGGGTGTATAGAAGTTAAAGTCCACCAAAACCTGTGAACAATTTTGAAAATATGTTTATAATTATCTTCTTCCAGTCTTAAATCATAATAACTTTCGTCGAAAGACAGAGAAACCGATTCTGTTTGTCCATAGTTTTCTACGATACATCTTATTCCAATTTTGTGCGGAGAGCTTTTATACAGTACAAGTTCTCCTATCTCAAATTTAGGTTTCTTCATAAATTTTCTATCCACCTGTAAACAGACTCATCAAAAACATCTTCATTAGCTGTATAAGGTAGTACATTTGTCAGTCTATCCTCTAAATACACACCGCTCACATTACAACCTTCTAAAAATGAATGTGTTGTATAGACAGGAAATTTATCCAAACCTATTCGAGATATTTTAACTATTATTCCAATAAACGGCTCTTTTTTAGGCTCTGTAATCATTACAGATTGTCCTATACTATATTTAGGTTTGTTCATGTTCCATTCATTTAGATACAGAAGATTCTGAATTATCAGAATTTTTCATTGGTCAGCCAATTCTGTAAGCATTCGTAAACAGGTATAATAGACTCTAAATATTGATTTTTAAAATACAGTGACTCTTCAAACTCAGTTATAACTGTATATTGATATTTTTCTACTTGTCCTATCAAATCGTGGACGATTGTAATCTCTGTTATTCTACCTATCTTATTGTTATGAGTGACACTAGGGGACACGATACGGACTATATCTCCTATTATGTACTCTGGTTTTCCTAACATATATCTAATTAAATTTACCCATTCGCGGACAGAGAATAAGTTTACGAATCAGTTCCTGAATAAGTAGTCATTAAACTTTCAGGAAGTATAACACCTAATTTATTACCTAGACGGATAATCTCTCTATTGTCTAAATCACGTTGCTCAGTTTTCACTTACTTTAGACGCTTCAGATGCCTTTACCAGCTCTACCAATTTCTTTTTATTAAACAATATACCAGATTCAAACATAGCCAAAACTGTGAGTCCATTATACATGGAGCCGCTCCATAGACCAGTATCTCCGTTTTTAATATTAATGAAGTTGCTAACAGATGAATCGTATTTTACAGTAAGTTTTGTGTCCTCTCTCGTGTTCAATAGATTTACTTTATTTGTTAAACTTTCAAAAATAACAGTCTCTGCGGACTTTACCGGCTCCTCATCCCAATGTGTCCAAGCCAATATATAAACCCAATCAATGCTTTCACCGACAGGAGTGTTACCAACTACAATAAACCTGAGTAAGGAACTGCCTCCCTCGCTGATTGAAATATATGGAAAATCTTTGTCGCTGTGTTCAGTAATAGTAAGTTTATTTGATTCACATATATCATTTATTTCAGTTAGAATATATGTACGTTTTGTAAATAAATTTTTAAGTTCAGTCATAAATTTCTCCTAATCTTCAATCTAATTAACTAACCAATCGACTAAATACGCTTTCACATTTTTCTGTTCATTATCTATAAGTTCGTTGGCAATAAGACAAGCAGATTCTATGTTAGAATAATATTTCATTTTTTTGAATTCTCCAGTATTTCACATAGTTTTTATTCATTTGCGGACAGCCAATTCTGTACATCAGAATAACCTTCTTCGATTTCAATAGAAGGTTCATATGCTTCAATCATAGCTTTTATAAGAAGTTCAGCTCCAGACTCTGCACTTTGTACAGTAGTAAAACCCTTTATGGGTATAGTCAGAGACTAAATGCATTACATCTATTGAACTTTCCATTTTTTATCCTTCTGCGGACATCCAATTGAAGACCGCTAAAGTTATTTGACTCTTCTTTTCATCCAGTTCTTTTGCTAAAATACCAGATATATAATACTCAGCAAACATTTTAGCTCTATAAACAGTAGTAAAATTTTGAGCCAGATAATAACTTCCGTCATCTTTGTAAAGTTTAATTTTATATGGTGCTTCTTTATCCCAATCCCATATATCTTCGGGTGATTCAATTACATAACGTACACCTTTATAATAATAATTAGACATAAACTTTATTCCTTGAATTTATTGTACCATATACAATCTCTTATGTCAATAAAATAATACTTTGGTGTTAATTTTATACACCGCTCGCGGACAAAAAATTAGGCGAACTGTCCAATCTTTTATATAAATTTATATAATATATAATAACAACCAATATTAGACAGTAAAAAGAGCATATATTCTGAATACAAAAGAGCAATTAAAAAGAGAAAAATATATACAAAACAGCTTTATTTATATAAGAGATAAACAATATTACACATTAAGTAAATATAAGAAAACCAGACACAAAACTAATTTTTTAATACCCACCTGCGGACGAAGAAAAAGCTAATAAATACTAAGAGCAAATAAAAAGATAACTAACAAAGAGTTAACTAATACAGAAGAAGAGAACTAAAATAAAAGCCTTATAGAGTAATAGAGAATAGAGTAGCCAATAGAGTTCATAGAGCCTCATAGAGTGTCATAGAGAGCCTCATAGAGTGTGCATCCACCCTCCCAATCATAAAACCCGTCCTCAACAAAACCCAATTAAAGCCAATTATATACAGTAAACCTATACACAATCCATATACAACCCAATTGTGGTACGTGCCACATTTTACAGGTAACTGTATTAAACACAATAGGTTAAGAGTAATAATAATAATAATAATAATAATAATAATAGGCCCAATTTGCAGTTTTCCCTAATTTGCACTCAACTGGAAGTTCCCTCTACACGTTCCCAATGCTTTTTATAAGTTCTAGTATATACAGCAGTAGCCAATCGTATCCAATCGTTATTTTCCATTTTATAGGGTATAAAAGTATGTTCAATTGTCTCAGCTTATGTTCAATAGTAGGTATTAATCTGACAAAATATAAAGGGCTCCGCGAAGCAGGGAAAAAGTTGTATTGGCTAAGGGGTCAAAGTATACTTTTTGCTAGTAAAAACGCATATATAGTTTTCTGTAAAGTGGCTTTATTTTGCCTGTAAATACGCAAAGACGGGTTTTTACTGTGTAGCATATACTAATACTAGTGTCAACACGGAAAAAGGGCAGGTCGGGGCAGCAAATGGCTTCTTTTACTGTCCGCAACCCTATAAAAGTATCATTTTTGTGTTGACAAAGCATATAAAACTATGATATAATGTATGTGGAGGGGTGCGGGAAAAATAAAAAAATTTAGTTAAATTCCTGCGTCCGATAATGAGTACTGACGCAGGGGAAAAGTTACTCTGAAAATTCGTAACCTTTTTGTTTTCAACAGTTTAATTTTTTGACGCATTTTATATAAGATTATATAAAAACAGGGATATTTCACTTGCATTTTGCAAGTAACTTGAGGATGTAATGCACGTTATGCCAGCAAACAGCTAAATAGATAAAAAGATATGAGAAATATAAAAATAAAACTTTACACACTGCGGAAGTACGTAAAGAGAAGAGAAAAAAGGCAACCAGAACGGCTACCTTTTTATTTTTATTTGGTGGGTACTAACTATGCGGTCTTCGTCAAAGCAGCAAGTGCCTTAGCATTAGATGCCTTAACCTTGTCAGCCTTAGCATCCTCAGCTTCTTGTGCCTTAGCCAAAGCCTTTGCCTTTTGCTCATTTGCACGAGTGACTGACTTAGCCTGTGCTTCCTTAGCTTTAGCATCAGCCTTAGCAACTGCATCCAAAGCCTTCTGCTTTGCCTTTTCCGCTTTTTCTACTTCCTTAAGGTCAGCCTGTCGCGTTGCTTCAATTGCACGAAGCTTTGCCTTTTCAGCCTTAGCGGTTTCACGTTCTGCTTTTCTACGTGCGGTTTCCTTACCTAACTCAACCGAACGGAGTTCCTTAGCCTTTACTCGCTCGGCTTTACGAGCCGCTTTTGCCTCGTCCGCAATACGCTGATTTTCAGCATTTACTGCTTCTCGGGCTGACTTTGCTTCTGCCTTTTTCGCCTCGTAAGCTTCGGTCGCATTGACACTCGGATGAAATACGTCGTTGCTGTCGGTGAATTCTACCGTCATGATAGCATCACCTTCTTTCCACGACTTAGCATCAGGAACCATAGCAGGGATACCTGCATCCTGATATTGACGAGCCTTTGCTTGTTCCTTACGCATAGCCGCAATCTCAGGACGACTTGTCCATTCTGTTGCCTTTGCGGTCTGGTCTTTCTTACAGATATTGCGGAACTTGCCGTTTGCAAGCTTCGAGAAATTCGATACACCTTCAACTGTCTTTTCCGGTGTTCCGCAAACCGAGCATTTAACTTCTGCCGTCTTTACTACTTCTGCCTTAACTACTGCCTTAACTACTTCTTTCGCCGGAGCCGTTGCTGTAGTTTTGGTCTTCGTTGCCGACTTTGCTGACTTTGCCGACTTCGTTGCCTTAGTAGTTACGTTACCTTTACCGTTTGTCTTTTTATTCGTTGCCATAATTTTAACTTTGTCCTTTTTACTGTGTCCCTTTGTTTGACTTAATCAGTGTACCAAATGAAAAGCATTTTGTCAACATCTTTTTTAACTTTATTAAAATAAAAAAGTTAATTATTTTTGTAAACTTTCCTCTTCACTTTGTCCATTCTTTTTAAGTTACCTTCCTTCGACAAAAATAAGTGTACCAAATGAAAAGCATTTTGTCAACAAAAATATTAGCAGAAAACCCTGAAAATAAAAAAAGTTTTATGTTGACAAAAGATTACTTATATGATATACTATTTGTGGAAGGGTGCGGGACTTCCAGTTGAGTGATAGATGAAACAGTTGTTGCAGAGACGAAACACAAACACAACAAAGATAAGATAATGAGAAGCTATAAAAGGTTGACATACTGAGGAGCAAAACTCTGATAAGAAGTCTTATCAGAGTTTAAGTGGTTTCATGGGTTTCATGGGTTTCATGAATTTAATAATTATTAATAATTAGTTATACTACGTAGTCATGCCAGTACTTTAGGTCGTGCTCTTCTAATACTCCTAAAGGAAAGTAACCGTCCGTGAACTCTTCTTCTTTGTATAACATTGAAAAGTCCTCTTTGTAGTAACTCATTGCAAATTTCTGTGCTTGGTCTCTATCACGAGCATTTTTTATAAGAGCATAACCATCACGTCGCTTCCTGTCTTTCTGTCCGAAAGTTACAAAATATTTTGGCTTGGTTTTTTGCATACTAAACTTGTGAATTTTTTTGTCGTACTTGCGGACTCTCCGCAATAGCCTCAGAAATTAATGTAAGCCTTCCCATAAACTTTGTCTTAGCCATTTGATACCCTTGCTCAAAATGTCCGAGTGCTACTGTTAGACTTCCTATTGTTCCTCGTGCTATAACATTCATTTCGCCAGAGGACGTTTCATAAACTGTGTTATCAAACCTATCCGCACCAAAAGCTGTCTTAAGGTCTAGCCCAGTACGTGAATTTACATTACAAACAAATACATCCAACATCTTAGATGTATGAATATCGGGAAGATTAATATTATCCATAATCACTCTCTCCTGTTCACTGATTATTCACTGATTGTTCGCTTATTATTTCAGTAACTATTGTTAGTCTATTTGTTAAGCTATTATTAGTCTATTATTAAGCTGATTTGTCATATTCTAAAGTACCTAAACTTTGTGCAAATTCCAGTTCTGTATTCTTATACTTTATAGCATAACTCGCTGTATGTTTATTAGCAAACCAAAGCTCGAACTCTCCCGTATTTAAGTTGAAAAGAATGTGCTCTTTATTATTACTCATAGAAGTAACATACTTATAACCAGCTTTCCTCATCGTTTCCCTGTTATCCATAAATTTTATAGTACCACAAAGAAAGATTTTTGTCAACAATTAAACTCTAACTACTCTTAGTTTATTATTAAATATTACTTCAGGAAGAGAATCAAATTCTTGAACTGTTAACTTTGATTCTCCTCTAAAGTCGTAAGTATCGCCCATTAATATGCAAGCTTCGTCCTCATTAGACGCTTTAACGTAATACTCTTCACTGCCCATATCGTTTCCGTCAGCTATTATGTATATTTTCATACTCTCTATATTTTTCATTTTCTTTGTCATTTTCTTTGTAACTTCATTACGCAGCTTGTTGATTAGCAATCTTAGCTAATTCTTTCTTAACACCGACCGCAACTATACCTTTCCAGTTTTTTGAATGGATAAGAAAACTAAGCACCGTATTACGTGCGTTCTCTTCCGTAATCTGGTCAAGGTTAAACATTTCAGTAACTCGTTCCTTTGCTTCGCCACTAAGATTTGCATAATCTCGTTTGATTGTCCCTGCGAATCTATAAAGTGGCTTATGCTCTGTATTGTTTTCCATAATATGTAGTGTACCAAAGATTTGCTGCTTTGTCAACAAGAAAACCACACCCTAAATTTTTATTCCTAATGACTTTAGATTCTTATTAAGAATAGCCTCACCTGCTTTTAGATTAGCCTTTACATCGTTTACTAGGCTTTGTACGGCGTCTAAACCTCCTTTTAAGGTTACTATATAAGAAAGCGGTCGTTTAACCTTAAAACTACGTACATTATAGGTTGCAGTATTTTTTTCGATAGTGCCATAACAAACACCCGTATTGCTATCACTTGCAATCTTCTTTTCGAATTTTTCCGTTTCTTTCTTGTTATAGTAAGCATAAAGCAGCTCATCCACTTTTTCGATTAGCGTATCCATTTCGATGAACCCTATAAAATTTGTCGAAGCTACGTAAATATAAGTCTCTCCGCCACGACCTTCATTTTTTGCTTCGCCAACACGAACACCATTTTCATAAACAGATGCGGAAAAACAAATTGTTTCCTCACTCATGAATTCCGAAATTTTAATATTTTTTAATGTTATTGACATAAGAGTAATGTAGCATATTATTGCTATTTTGTCAAGATAAAAAATTCTTTTTATTTTCTCTATTCTCTATTCTGCTCAGTAATATGTTTGAACTTATCTTCTTATTTACTTTATTGGTTAGTTAGATAGGCAATCACTTCTTATTTAATTTTTTTTATTTTTTTGTGATTTGCGGATGAGAAACTACTATATCTTTTCTTTTTCCTCTTTCCATGTCTTAGTATAATACCAGAAATGAAGGTTGTCAAGTGCGGACATTACTTTTCCTACTAATACTAATTAAATCAATAATATCAAGCAGTTCATTTATATCAGCATCTTGTACATCGACACGCTCCTCTAGCTTTGTTATCATATTAAACAGGCCAAAGAGCAGTATGAAAATTAGTACAAGTACAACTATCAAAAATATACATACACCCATTAGTAAACTTTCCATAGTAAAATTCTATCATAAAATAAATATAATGTCAACATAAAAAATAGAAAATAAGTGTTGACAAAAGATTATTTATATGATATACTATTTGTGGAGGGGTGCGGGTGGTACTTTTTTCCCCGGATTCCGGGGAAAAAGTAAATAAATTTATATGTGTGTATACGATTCCAGTTGAGACACACTTGACTAATAATGAGAGAGCCCCTCTCTGAGTGGGACTACTCTCTGGTGGGTGAGAGGAGACCTGCTCGATTGATGGCAGATAAAGAGAATAGAATAGAAGAGACAAAAAAGCCTGCAAACTTTGCAGGCTCGTATTTTTTTTTGTTTTGTATTTATTCTGTGTTCTTATTTTGCCAAACAAAATAATCTTTTCCGTATATAGCCTTCATAGCTAACTCGAACATAAAATGTATGTCGTCATTATCATCGTGATAAGTACCATTTGATACTGCCTTAACTCGTTTTTCTGCTAACCGAATTAAAGGATTCCAGTCTATTTTTGGTTGGACTTTAGGAGATTCACACTTGGGTTCAAATATAAATTCCCCGTCAATAAAATCTATTAATTGTATTTGACGGAAAGTTGTTATTGATTCTTTTGACATATTAAATCTCTAAAAAATTTGTTAGCTTGTCGCGGAGTTCATCTAATTCAGACCCGTCAGTTTTGAATCTTGACTCTATATTAAGAGTATCTGCTATATCTTGCTCCCCTAATACGGCCTGTGCTATCACCATAGTCATAGCAAGTTCTCTACGTGAAAACCCTTTAATACCTACTCCTTCCTCAGTTTTGCTTACCGTTATTTTTCTTAGCGTCTCTTTGTCCATATTTTTAATAGTAACACAATTAAAAATATTTGTCAAGAGGTTGTTTTAGTAATTTCATATGCGTTGTAAACCCACCCATCCTCTAAAAAAGTGTCGTATATTTTACCATCGCGAATACAAAATACATGACCCCATAAATTAAAGTCAGTTGTCATTAATACATAAGTACCGACTGGATGAGCATCTATAAAACTTTTAATTGTGGTGGTCTTTCCTTTACCCCATGTATTGATAATGGTGGCCTCGTGTCCAAAGAAAGTACGCTCTTCATAGAACGACTTCATGGGATGTATATTCCAGCCCCCGAACTTTCTCCAGCCGAAACGCTTTGCTACATACCAAACATCAGCGTAGTCTGCACCTGTGGCATGGACTAATGTTCTAACTCCGCAATCTCCTATTTTATTTTTTCCCTTTGTTGCGGACACCCCTGATGCCCACCTCCCGCCGTCAGAATAAACAAAATGCTTATACATTACACTAAATTCTGGTGTGTATTTTTTCAGTAACTTCAACATAGATATAAGTGTAACATATACTTGTTAAATTGTCAAGAGAAAAAACCATAAAGCAGAGAATAAAAATGAAAAACTCTGCTTTATGGTTTAATTGCGGAACGAAAGATTGCACCCCTAACTTTGTCCGCAAGGTCAGGACGAACTGAATCCAAATGATTGAACAATGCTTGACCGTATCGCCAGCCTTTTTGGTTAGCTAGTGTAAATGCGAAAAAATAGAATTTGTGTAATGTCATATAGTAAATTAAGTGTAGCAAATGAAAGACATTTTGTCAACATAAAAACTAATCCGGTTCTTCTACCAATTCAAGAAAACGATTTTCCGTGTCAACTTGTTCGTCGTTAATAGCTAGTAACAGATTGCTGAGACACTCTTTAGCATCATTTCCTTGTGCTACTGATTCTGACCCTGTATCTTGATACATTACTCTAAACATTTTATTTTCTCCTATCTCTATCGCAAAGTAACATGAAAACTGCAAAACATAGAAAAATTATTGCTATGTTTTGTAACAAATCCGTTAATCCAAGTAATGGCATATATTTATTTTCCCCTCATGCGGTTAAAGAGATAAATTGCATAACATTTGGCACAGTCTCTAACTGGTTTTATAAGACCTCCAATAGCCGTTATAGCTAAACCAATCATCCCTATCTCATCTGAGCAAATATGTAATACCATAATTTTTTCCAGTTCTACTTTATTTACTGTTTTTTCTTTCTCTCTCTTTACCCGCCTGTTGTGCCTTACACCCTTCAGCGTAATAAGTTATAAAAGCAACGATTAAAGTTAAAACAACACTACCAACACAAAACACCTTAAATTGCATAACTTAAGTGTAGCAAAATGTTCTCCTTTTGTCAACATAAACTTAGCAGATTTTATTTTTCATTAAATTCTTAACAGGAAGATGATTATATCCCTGTATATACATAAACGGACTACGTATTCCAAACTTGCTCAGGTTTCTTAAATAATCGACTTCACGTGCAGCTACAACCTTAAGGTCAGAACTAGCCAAAGCCTTTATTTCTGCATCTATTGAATCCAGAACAGTGAATAACTCGTTTGAACTTATTCTAGTTGCCATAGTATTAATCTCCACTAAGTAAATAGTGTATCATATAGTAATCTAATTGTCAAGAATTATTTCCAGTTGAGTAAGATAAAAAATTATTAGTGGGAAAAGGCGTCCGATAATGAGTCTCTAATGAGTCTCCATCCTCGTCACGAGCAGGTAAACCCGATTCTTCTTCTCCTCCACAGAGTTATTTGTTTTATTACAGCAGATATTACAGCAGAGAAGAAAAACCTCCAACTTTCGCTGAAGGTTTTATTGTATTATATTGTATTTACCGGTATTAAAAGAGGTTAGAGAAAGACGCTTTTGCACGTGAAAACAAAGTAGCCGTTAAAGCCTTCTTTGCAATTTCTTCCCAGTTCGCGGTTTTCTTATACTTATTCCAAGTAGTTCTATCAGGATAAGGCATATTGTTAAGTGTTGCAAAAGATTTGACCTCTATTACTAGACCATCGAGGAGTTCCATTTTTCGGTCTAGTTCTATACTGCCAAATAATCCTTTAAGCGGTGTTTCGGTGAGTGCTTCAAACTTTAGTACCGCTTCTCCAAAATATCCCTTTTTATCTTTCATACTTAATAGTACCAAGTAATTATTACTTTGTCAAGAAATAATAAAAGCTACTCAATTCCGCAAATATAAAAAATATAATTTTTATACTCCTCATTAAGTTTAGTCTCATGAATCCATTGACGGGCATTAGGAAAATTATAGTCATAGTTTCGGGTATAACCATTAGTTTTTATAATTCCCCAACTATAATTCCCTTTAATAGTTCGAGTCTTACAATTAACTTCCATGTTTATGTATTTTGGATGAACCATTGATTTATTAAATACAGCGGCCCAAAAAGCATAATGTTTTTCATCAACACGTCTTATACTGGAGCGTTGAATCATCCAAACTGTGACCTCAGAATTTATTCTACTAAAGAGTACATCATAATCTTTAGCATTAGACGACTGACCAAAAGATGCAATATTTGCACTCACTACCAAAACAATTAACATTAAAATATGTTTCATAATGTAATCATCTTAACAGGAATTAGATAACTTGTCAAGAGTTATCTAATTAAATATGAAAAATATTTTTGTTGACAAAAAATATGGTTTTTAGTACACTATATTTGGTTAGGAAGTAAATCTCTTGACCGTAATTTAGATAGACCCTTTAATGTGTGTTTGTTTAAATAATGCTGAGAGGAAGGGTAGCAGTGAACAACCAAGCTGCTACCCTTCCTCTTCTCTTCAAATTAAATTCCAGCTAATTTTTTTCTACGTGCGGAGCGGCAAAGAGCGTGTTCTAAAGTAGAACATATTTTGTTAAAATCCCCTAGCCGAGGGTTTTCCATAGTCTCAACCGCAAGTTCAAATAAATCGTCAGCCAACCTATCAGCCTGACTAGACAGTGATAATAAAATATAAAAGGGCATGAGATACCTCCTAGAAATTATAGATATTCGTCTAACTCTTCGTCGTAGCCTAAATCCTCGTCCTCATAGACCCATCCTGAGTCTATGATAACTTCGCCTTTAGAGGTTGATTCCATTTCATTTATTACGCTTGGGTTTTCGAAATGATTTTGTATGAGCCAGATTACTCCATCTTCTGAAATTTCGACTGATGTGTATTCGTGGAAAATTTTTCCTGCTTCTGCGGACATAAAGAAGTACCTCCTTTAGCTGATTTCATGGTATCATATATTATTATGATTCGCAAGGGAATTTCAGAAGTAAGTTGGGAGACTGTACGAAGACTTGTCGACAGTGGTGAAAGAATAGTTGACATTGAAAAACGATTCAACGGAGCCATAACCGCATCACAAATCTCGTACAAGAAACAACTTTGGAAAAAAGAAGCTTATTGCAAAGGTGATAACAAGTATTCAAAGTATCAGACACCTGAATACCGTGCTTGGCGTAAAGCTGTTCTTATCAAAGATGGGTTTAAGTGTATAGTATGTAAACGTGGAAAACCTGCTGTTAAGGTGCTACAATGTGACCATATAAAAAGTTATTCACAGCACCCCGAATTGCGTTACAACGTAAACAATGGTAGAGTACTCTGTGTATATCATCATAAACGTACTTTGAATTACGGATTCAAAGCTCTAAAATGTAATGATGAGGATAACGGGGATACATGGGTTAAACAGGAGCAAATATTATGGAAGCAACAACTAATAGAGAAAACAATAAAGAAGAGACTTCAAAAATCATTAAAGAAGCCAATCTCGAAGCGATGATAACAACTCTAAAAAATCGTGAGGATAGAAAAGTGCCTCAAAAAATTCGTTCAAAGAAACGTCGCCGTGCTGCTGCTAAGGTTGCTCGTAACTCTCGTAAAACTAATAAGTAAGTAGAATAAACATATCCAATCATTTAATAGTTACTAATTTCAATAAAAAAATGAATGAGTTCAATACCTTTATTCTTTACTTATTTTTTTTGATATACGCGGTCGGAGGGCCGGGCTTCCGGTGTCGAAATTCCTCCAATGCTTTTCCATACACGAGTGTCTTGCCAATAATTTCTTCCGTTTCCAATCGACCCCTTTTGATTAATTGAGAGATAGCCGAACGGTCAATTTTTTTCCTACTCGCGGCCTCTCCAATCGTAACCAAATCCAATCGTTCAATAAGCGACTCCAATTCAATTTTCAATTCTTTTAATCGCTCTTTGTCTGTCATTTTTACCCATGTACTGGAGCTGTGTACTTAAACTTTTGCTTTATGTCAATTGAGTGCTTTACACTTACGTAATTCATACAAACTATCATTCGGTCAAGGTCTTGTCTTGTGGCTTGCGGAAACATGATAGCTCCTGTTGCATTGGATTTTACTTGATACGTACCATCATCACTCTTTGAAACTTCCATACCCGAATTAGTTAGCTTCCGGAGCGTGTCTCGTATATCGGAGGTTGCTACAAGAAAGAATGTTTTATTGTTTGTCATATGTTTTATTCTCAACGTATAATTAGCTTACCAAATGGAAGCTAATTTGTCAATACTTTTATTGGTTCACTAAGCAGTTTGATTAACTTATCTTCAACTTCTTTGAGAAAGTCGTCTTTACCTAATACATCAGCCATAGGAGTTCCATAATCACTCCATCCTTCGGATGTTATGTTATTCTCGAATGCTTCTACTATAATTGTTATTATTTCGTTTTTCATTATATTATCTTACCAAATGGAAGCTAATTTGTCAACACTTATTTTCCAGTTGAGGTTATTTTATTTTTATGTACTCATGTGCCCATACTTCTCGTTCTTCCAACCCCCATGTGAGCAAGCCACAACTCTTCAGTTTTTCCGCGTCCGATAATGAGTAAATTGAAAATTTAAAAACCGTGCCTGATATTTCTACCAAACACGGTAAATTTTTTATATCTTTTGCGGACGAAAGAATAAGGTTGCCTTAAATACCCATCATCTCAGACACCGAGAACGAGACCCAACTTTGACCCTTATATCTTTCGTTTTGCTTTGCTTCTACTACAACGATTATATCTGGTAGTGGTGCTACTACCTTTTCTGCAGTTTGAACCGTGTACTCGCCCTTAACACGTCTTTGTTCGGTAATGGTGAATAGCTTTACAAAGCCACAGCTAAATTGAATGTCGTATGTATTACCTTTCTTTGGACAGTTAGTTGATTTGTTTCCGCACTTCGTTAAAAACGGGCAAATTTTACCCTTACGTATTTTTAACGACTTCGTTATGTTGTTCAAGGTTGCCATAGAAGTATATTAGCAAATAATGATTTGTTCATGTTCGTAATCTTTAATTATCTTACTAAACGGGAGTTAACTTTGTCAAGTAAAAAGTGGGAGTTTTTTACTTTTATTCCTACGAAAGAGGTGCAAACCACGGCTCTCGGTCAGCGACCTTATTGTAAAAAGTTTCACCATTCGCGGTCAACCGCTTAATGGTGTTCAAATTAATTACTCGATACTTTTCCTCACCTTCTTTCAATACTCCGTTTTCATGTTTGGGATTAGATACTTCAAACACGCCAACCATATCACGAGCGGTTAAAGTAGCTTTACGCTTTGCCGTTATTTCCGGCTGTGTGTTTTTGACATAACGCTTTACTGCAAGCCGTGCAGTCATAGTCCGTTCCGTACCGTCTTGCTTAGTGAACACTACGGTGAAAAACTTGTCACCTACATAGCGTTTGAATAATTCGATTGTTAAATTGTTAATCAGCATATGTTTTCTTTACGTCCTTTAACGTAAGGATATAATAGCACAAATTTAGAATAGTGTCAAGAGAAAAGAGAGTTTCTTTATTTTAATTAACTGAAGCTGTGTTATGCAAAACTTCTTTACCCTCGAGCTCCGCAAGTTCTACAGCAAGGAGTCCCTGTTTAGATTTTGGTACACGAAAGAATTCGCGAGCCTTTTGTGTCGCCTCCCAAAGACTCCCTGCATCAATAATATGTTGTTTTTGATTGTAAAATGCAATGTATTTGTTCATATAATTATCTTACCAAACGGGAGTTAACTTGTCAACAATTTTCTTAGATTTTTGAAAAAAGTGGGAGTTTTTTTCTTTAATCCATACGCGATTCTGCATAACAGTTAATACCAGAATTTTGCAATACTTTAGCCATTGCACTTGCATGAGCATATTTACGCTCCATGCTTTGTCCGTAATCACCCACCCGAATATCGTAACCACCCGTGTAGCTTGTTCCTTTACAAATGCCTTGTGCTTTAAGCCATTTAGCAAAGGCACTGGTTGCTGGCTTAACTTTTACCCATGCAAAACCGCAAACACCGGAATAGATAACTTCCACAGACTTGCTCATGTCTATTTCATTCGAAAATAAATCTTTAGCTTGCCCGACGACCATTGGAGTAGGAGTGCAAGCCTTAGCAGCTGTTTGTCCTGCAAGCATTGCACGGTCGTATAGTTCTCGAAATGTTTCAGCTTTAGGTTTACTATTAAATCTTTGCGGTACATCCGACTCAAGTAATTGTTCGTAAGTTAAAATGTCAGGTTCGTTGTTCATAATTTTGTTCCTCAACTTTAACTATATTAGCATATCTAAATTAGTTTGTCAACATAAAAACAATTAAAAATAAGTGTTGACAACACAGAATTTATATGATACACTATTTGTGGAGGGGTGCGGGTGTTATATTAAAGAGTACAGTGCGTCCGATAATGAGTTTATTCTCTACGGTATGAGCAAGTATCTTTGTCCTCCCTTTTTTCTTACTGCTGAAGGAGTGAAAAAGGAAGCAGTTTCCTACTTCCTTTTATATTGCTTTTGTACTGCTTCTTTATATCTTTTGCGGTTTCGTTGTACCGCTTCGACCGTTGCCAGCCTAATATGATTACTTGTTCGCATATAATTTACATCGAACGCGGCGTCCAAAGCTGACTTAAGAGTGTTGAAAATCTTACTTTGTTCTATTTCTGCTTCTGCTTATTTATTTATCATTTAATCCTTTCCTTCGTAATTATCTTTCAAGTCTCTCATTCGTTTTCCGAAATACCCTGCTGAAAAATTCAAAGGCAAATCATAAGGTATGTTTACACCAAATCGGTTAGTAGCATCACGGTCACCTTTACTTTTAATCAGTTTGTGCCGTTCCGACATAGCTTGCTGTATTCTGTTGTTCGTTTCGTTTGCCATAAATAGATATTAGCAAACGAAAATGATTTTGTCAAGAGAATAATCCCGGATTCCGGGATTTTATTTAGAGAACAAAAGCGGAGCACTTTCTAAAAGTTTCATAACTGCGTTGTATTCGTCCATTATGCCCTCATTCGGTTCGATGTCCCAACCTCTGTCGTAATTAACTATTACGCCGTCAAACCAGCTGTTAGTTGTATTACTTCTACAAAGTTCTCTAATACTAAGTTTGGAAACTCTTCCGTTGTTTATTCCAAACATCGAACCTGTATCAAACAGTTTAGCCTCAAACTCATAATTCTTGCCGACTAATCCGTTGACCCAATTATCTTGTAAATCAAATTTTGTGAATTGTGCTTCCATAAATACTCTCCTCTACTAAATAGATATTAGCAAATAGATTCTGTTTTGTCAACACTTATTTTTATCCTTTTTGCTTTTCTCTTTATTCGATTCATTTCTTTTTTATAAGATAAAACATACCACTCGTTTTTCTCACCGAAAGAAAGAAATTTCAAAGATTCTTCTTTATCAGGTCTTATAAAACTTATTTTAATATGTCTTGTTGAGGTTTCAGGAAAACAGGTAAAAATAAATTGTACTGGCTTAAATTTTATTTTTACACCTTTAGATATAAAAGATTGTAAATTTTCAACAGATAAAAATGTGCTGTTAAATATACTTACTTCATAACTAAAATAAAAATAAATATACAGAATATCTAAATAATTTAAATCAAACCATTCTCCTTTTATTCTTTTATGTTCGAAAATAATATGAAGATTTTTTTCGTCAGAGATTTTATCCTTATGGGATTAGACGACTGTAAAGCACAAAATCTCGACTTCATCTCACAAGTTCTTCCTATTTTGGTTAGTTTATTTTTACTGTCATAAGCTAGGTAAACGTAGTCATCACCCCTAAATAGTGAATCGTGAGTTTTAGTATAGCGAGTAATAAGCTTCATTAAATTAATGCTCCAAAATAAAATATAATGTCGATACTTACTTCACCCTTCTTGTTTTATTTTAGCTTGTTCTTGCTGTGCAATTAGTTCTCTAATGTTTTTAGCGGAACTTACTTGGATGCCTGTTAGATTTACGTTTGTCAGTAAGTCTTTCATCTCACCCTCAGCACGTACCTTTTCGAGTAGCATAGTAATTCGAAGTTTTTGGAAAGTATCAAAACCAACAGAAAAATTCCAGTAGTCAGTGTCTGCTATTTCGACAAACCTGTATAGATGATGCCCTTTAGCGTTATCAAACGCCTCATTTGATTCACGGTAAGCCCCGTAAAGACCGCCGAGTGCGGCATAGTATTCACCCAAACAATACATGAATCTTTTTCTGTCTGTTTCATTTTTGAACATAAAATTATATTAGCAGATAAATTCTAATTTGTCAACACTTATTTTAGTCTTAGTTATAGAACTTTTCTCACTTTAGTCGTCATAGATGGGACATCCTCTCGAATAATCATACCATCTAAACACTCGTTGTTAGCAGCGATTGAGTAACCTAATCCTTGTGAACGAGGATGATTTAGAACCCATGTTTCGACCCAAAACATATTGCGTTCTATTTTAGAAACAGAAGCTCCAACAAATACATTATAAATTCGTCCATTTCCTTTTTTGAATTTCAAAACAAATGCTTTTCCTCGCGTTTCGATTTTATGATTCAAAAGAATAATTGGTAGTAACTGTTTGTCCATCATAAATAGATATTAGCATAAATAAATCGCTTTGTCAACACAAAAAAGTAGAAAATAAGTGTTGACAAAAGATTATTTATATGATATACTATTTGTGGAGGGGTGCGGGAGAAATAAAAACTGTGAAGAAACAGGAGGCACACCTGCTCGATGGGTGGAGTAAAGAGAGGAGAGAAAAGAGAGAAAAGAGAAGTAAAAAAGCCTCTGATTTCTCAAAGGCTTTTTGTTCGTAAGTTTTAGTTTGATTTAGACGGTGACCGAATGTACCGTTTGACGTTTGAAGGCTTTGTCAGCAAGCTGTGTTACTTTACGAACCCAAAACTCAATGTTGACATTTTTCTTTTTGTCAACCGTTACGACTCGAACCAGTTCAGTGTCATTCTTTTGAAATGAACGAACGGTCAAGGTGGTTACAGAAGTTCGGTTTTCGATTCGATTTCGTTGTTCGCGTGTCATTTTTTCTTGTTCCTTTGCGGATACTCCGCGTCGTACCTTCAGATTGCGACAGGTGGCTCGTTGCCGTTTGTCAGAAATACATTAGATTTTTTCAACCCTCCATTCTTCCACTTGGACAAGTTTTCCGTTCGATTGTTTAATAACCAAATCAGTTTGGTGAGGGTATTTTTTTACTTCTACGATAGTAACTTCCGCAAAGCCATATAAAACTTTTTCACCTTTGCGGTAACTCAACTGGTAAAGATTTATTCCGTGAAATTTCATAGTAACCTCCAACTAAACTTAATAATACCATAAACAAACTGTTTTGTCAAGAGTTATTTTGTGTTAGTCAAGTCTTTTCATATTTGTAAACCATGCGGACGGATAGGCATAACTAACTTCCGAAATAACTGCAACTGTAATTTTATTGCTATTAATTTCTTCTGTTTTACGTGCAATCACTTTAGCCGTTTCAAGTGTTCCTATATGGTCTTGTATCCAGTTACCTGAAATAATACCATCTGCTTCGCTATGTACATTAATAAGTGAAAACCTCATAATTATTCTCCTCGTTTATATTTGGACTTGCGACCGACTTTATCGGCTTTACTTGCTCGCTTCCTATCACGAAACACCCGAACGACTCCGCCTGTAGCAGTTATCATATCTTTGATACGCTCATCTCGTATTCGTATATCGTTAGGATTTATCTTTATACTTTCCATAAACAGATATTAGCAAATAGATTCTGTTTTGTCAACACTTATTTAATAAAATTTTTATTTATTTTCATTGTTTTTATGTTGACAAAAGGTTACTTATATGCTATACTATTTGTGAAAGGGTGCGGGTGTAAAATTATGCTTCCAGTTGAGAAAATCCCGTCAAACTGCGACCACGCTACAACTACTATTACTCTTCACTGACATCTTCTCCTCCCAGTGAAGCAAGGGGCCATACGAGCATTATTTCCTCTCCTAAGAGTTCAGAAGTAAAAAAGCTCCTCCGATTTCTCGAAAGAGCTTGTGTATTTTTTGTGGTTTGCGGACTTACTCAGCTTCTAAGTATTGATAGTTGCCTGAAATAAAAGCTGAGAGCTGATGTGCAAGATGTTTAACTCCTTGTTCGTCTAAAATAACTGACGCATAATCGTTGCTATCGTTGTTATGAGTTTTGTCTTTTATATATATCTGAACTGCTCGACCTATACTCGAACCGGCAAAAAACGCGACTAAAGTTATATCCTTTGCATCTTCCTCGTATTTAGGATGTCTGCCTTGTATTTTTCGTAGTGTTGTTGACATAAGATAATATTAGCATAGAATAATTATTTTGTCAAGATTTATTTTTAAGTAAATTGACTTTTATATCTTGCTCTATCAAAACGTCGATAATATCATCATCATCATCGCTCCAGTCTATCACTGACCCATCATCGCCTTGTATCGGAGTTTCCGATTCTAGCAATTCTAGCCGTCGATTGAGTTCGTGAAATATAACTTCGTCCGTCTGCTTTTCTTGTGGCATATTTTTTATTTACTTTATTTAGTCTTACCTTTTAGGTAACTGTTGAGTGTCTTAACACTTTTTGACCCTCTTGATAAACTAAAAACCATAGTCTGAGATTCCCCGTAGGTATGCCAAATTGTTTTGCCGCCCCTTGTTGCGTATAATTCCCTGATTGTTCGTGGAGTTTTAGTTCCGTCGAACCGTGCAAGCGGGTTTAGGTTAGCCCATGCGGTTTGTACTCGTCCAGATAGCTTACCATCATAGCCTAAATCTGCCCAAACTTTATAACCAACTGATTTATCCGACCGTGCATCATTACGTAGAGCAAATGTGGATATATAAGATACTTTAGCTTTTTGTGCGTCCGCGACTTGTGTAGAAAATGATTTCGTACCAAGTCCTTTACCTTGTGCGGACGGAGAAAGAAAAAATGCATCGTTGCGGACAGTAAGTTTTCCATCCGCATCTCGGTACATTGTTCGCGTCATGCCGTCTGATTTGCTTATGTACTTATGAGATATATCAACTTGCAACCGACCATCACGAAGTCCTATTTCGACTTTTGCACCGGAAAACGCTCCTGCTCCAGCAAGATTAGCAATATCACTTCCTGACATTGGCTTACCAAATAATTTTCTAGCAAAAGCTTGTTCGGCTTTATCATAACCTTCTATATCAAAAGAGCTACCACCAGAAGATGAAGATAGTGCAGCAGCCGTCGCATTAAACTTGCTGCTTCCTCTACTTGTACTGTTTCCGCGACCGCCCATATTAAGCCTCTCTCCAAGTCTTATTAGATTTAATTGAGTAAACTATATCTAATGTAAGTTCGGAACAAGATATTTTTTCTAATATCTGCGGAGCAGTAAATTTATTTTTTAATAAGTGTTTAACTTGATATGCTATTTCTTTATTGATTCTTTGATTAGGCTCATGTCCTTTTGGAAAAGGGTTGAAAGCTTTCATTCCTTTATAAAACCTACGCCCTTTACACTTATTGCCAGTTGCTTTGCGTTCTCGGTCTTTAGCCCTCATATCATCAGAATTGATTTTATGGTCACCTTCAAAAAGATGTTTAGGATTAACACAATTTCTAATATCACAAGTATGGCATAAAAATAGTTTTTTGTCAATAAATAAATTATTAGCAATTATAAAAGAAACATGATGTACTCTTTTAGTTTTATCATTTATTGAAACTTGTCCGTATTCTTTTTCATTAGGGTTTACTTTGTTTTTCTTTGTCGCCCCAGTCCACAACCAACAGCCTTTAATGTTAGCATCTTTAATTACTTTATCAAAAAAATTATTTAATTGTTTTTCCGTAATAAACTTCATTTGCGATTTTGAATGTTTCAACATGTAAACTTACTGTATCTTTTTCATTATAACCTCCTGCCATAACAAATACAATAGGGATATTCATTTGTTTCGTAAATTCAAATACAGAACGGTCACGTTTTTGTAGTTCTAATTTAGTTAAAATTCCACTTCCTAAGCTATCATGAATGTATGCATCCATACCCGCTTGATAAATAATTAAATCAGGTTTAACATCAAGAATAGTTACAAAAGATTCAGCCAACGCTGCCTCGTAATCTATCCAACTTCTTACTTTTCTACTCCAACTATGTATTGTTTCCTCGTCTGAAGAAAGTGCCAAACCAAAAATACTGAAATTATAAAGGTTATCAAGTTGTCTTGTAAAATCTCTTGTTCCATCACCAAAGTGAATGTCCACATCGAGTACAAAAACACGTTTATCAGGCAGTTCTTGTGCGACTAAAGCTAATCCGTTAAATGTGCAATAAGCCGACCCCCTGTCATAGGATGAATGATGAAAACCCGCAGCTATACAAGAACTAATTCCAGTGCTTAAAGCCTGTTCAGCAGCCGGAACCATAGATTCATTAATGGCTAGAACCCCGTCTCTAATTTCTTTTGTCCAGTTCCATCCATTTGAACTTGCTAAATGTCCTTCTCCTTTAACAAAAGCTTCTACATATTTCGGACTATGCAATTTGGTTAATTTATCAATTATATGTTCATCTGATTTTGATTCTATGATTTCAGATAGACCGATTTCTTGAACTTCTTTCGAGATTAAAGAAAGTTTTCGCATCGAAAGTGTGGGAGTATCTGCAAAAAATTTAGATTTATAGTATGTAGGTATCTTCATAATTTATTGTGTAGGCAAATTCCAATTTAAGTATATCAAAGTTTTATTATTTTGTCAACAAATAAATTTAAGAGGTGTACTCCCTCCCAGTGAGCAGGGAAAAAAGCAAGCCCGTCATCCTCTCTGCTCCAGAGAAAAATTTAGAAGAGAAGTAAAAAGACCCTGCTTGTGCAAGGTCTCTTTCTTTTTCTAAGGTTTTAAGTGTAATAGTTACTAATTTCAATGAAAAACAATGAAATTAACTTTAAACTTTTAACAGTTTTGGGCTAACTAAAAAGCCCTCTACTTCGTTCGGAAAAACCTCTCCAAGTTTCTTTTTTAGAATATTCAATGCAGCGTTATAGTCAGCATTAACTGAATGAATGTAATACAAGCCATTGCTTTGTTGTGCTTACTTGCTAATCTGCAGAATTAGTTTTCAGTCAATTGGTTTAAGTTAACGCATAATGGTTTCCTCCCGACTTTAAGTCTTTACCAATCTCGAATACTTACCTTCGACAATTAAAGTGTAGCAAACTAGAACTTGTTTGTCAATACAAAAAATATTTTATTTTTCAATTGCCGTGAAAAATTTATTGCCCTTACTTCGGACGGGTTCAACGGTCATTGAATCGAATCCCATTTCATCACCAAGAATAGACCATGCATGGTTTGCGTTTTCTTGAGGAGATGAAGGAGATGTGCCACCTACGACCAAATAAGGAACAGACCTGCTTGCATCCAAAAGTTTCTGCAATTGTTCATCAGTTAATTCAAATTCTTTTCTCATTGTCTTTCTCCAATCAATTTAATTTGTTCTAGGCTCCGTTTTGTCGGACATCAATCAATTTGTTTATGGTTCAACACTAAATCTGAAATTGATTGACATTAATAGTCAAGCATAGGCTCCGGACTGTTGCCATATCCCGTAAACCCTGCATATTTATAATTTGTATTTCATAACACTTATTTTTACCGTTCGCGGACTACCTTATATATGCCGCCTTTGCGTATAAATGCCCTATAACCTCTTTTTATCCAGTTTAGGAGTCCTTACTTACACTTTCCGCATAATTCATTCCCCAAAGGATATAATTAGCTAATTCAAATCTAGTAACTTCATACTTAGATTCTACATTACCATTGAAAATCTTATCCGCTTTTTGAAATGCTACTTCGGTTAAATCTTTGGCAGGTAACGCATCTAACTTACCTCTTAAGAAACCTCTCCAATAAGCCATTTCATAGATTCGGACAAACGTATCCTCCAAGTAGGTTGGTCGTCTAGGTTGGTCGTCCTTTACCGCCCAATCAGCCACAGCATCTGAAATTATTGAATTCATTTCTATCTTATTCATATTAAAATATTACCATAAAAAATTTAGTTTGTCAATAAGAGTTATCTACACTTAATTTTTCAAATGCTTGCCACCCTTTAATGACTATTAAAATGCTTGCCGATATAATAGCTGTATAGCCTAAAATTAATCGAATAACGTCCTCAACTACTACTAACTGGAAAACCTCGTCTAAGACGTTTGACATCGTAATAAAAGCCATTACAACTATAAAGGACAAGACCATTATAGCTATATCGAACTCCGCACCATTGAAATATTTTTTCATAAGTAACCTCAACTGCTACTATACCAAGTTTTTATAATTTTGTCAACATAAAAAAGTAGAAAATAAGTGTTGACAAGTTAGAATTTATATGATATACTATTTGTGGAGGGGTGCGGGAGAGATAAAAAACTGTGAAGAAACAGGAGGAGGCACATATACCTGCTCGATGGGTGGAGTAAAGAGAGGAGAAGAGAAGCAGTAAAAAAGCAGCTAAATGTTTCCACTTAGCTGCAACTGTATTTTATCGTGTTGGTTTTATTTAATCGCTGACAAGTACGCCCTTCATTTTTTTTTGCTCCTTTTAGCTAAATGTATAACGTCTTACTACAATGACTTCATCCTCTGAAACTTTTTGAACCTCGGTGCGGTGTTCGGTTCCTTCTTTATCTCGTCCGATTATCAGGGAAAATCTGTGTCCTATCGGCATCCGGCTCATTTCGTCGGCTCCGCGTTCGGTTAGTGCCTTGATTGCGTTCGGGGTGTTAAGCTGTATTCGGTTAAGTTGGGTTTTGTTGTTCATAGTGTTCTCCTCGACTAGATATATATTAGCAAAGAAGAACTGTTTTGTCAAGAGAATAATCCCGGATTCCGGGATTTATTTTTCGTAGCTTTTCGGAAAATTTGCCCACTTAAATTTTAGTTAAATCAGCTGTCCAAGTATATTTTGATTTGTCAAGTGTTTGGTGAAAATCACCTGCGGCGTTTTTGTAAGTTGTTACTATCTCTTTTGTTGTCAAAGAAACTACTGCACAACAAAAATTTCCTGCGACTTTACCGCGTACCAGAACCCGAACTTCTCCTCCGTTATTGTTTGCCTCTATTACGGAGCAATAGGTTAACATTGCCTTTATCTGTGTTTCGTCCACATGCTTTTGATTCATTCTATCCATTGCATGATTTCGGAAAGCATAATTTGACGAACGAACCTGACTCATTAAATTCTGTATTTCAGGTTGTGACATTTGGGTATAGTGTTTTCGGTTTTCCATAATGATTCCCTCTACTAAATATATTAGCAAATAGATTCTGTTTTGTCAACACTTATTTTACAGAAAATAAAAATTAAAAGGTGTTGTCCGACGCACATTTATATTTTATCTATCTGCGGAAACTAAACCGCAAACCCTTAAAAAACTACACTATGAAAATGCTCCGGTCGTGCATCTTGCCTAACTATTGGCATATTCTTTATTTGATGAAAATCACCATCAAAGATTCGGATTTCAACATTACCATTAACGGTAAGAAGTTTAACATCGTTCCACAGACCTGTTGTTAACGGGCTAACAATAGTGCAGTGTGAAAAGACTTGAACGGTCGGGTGTAATCGTGTAAAGAATTTTTCTGCAATACTAGCACGTTCGATTTTTGATGTTTTCCACAAATCCATTTTTTTTTTATCCTTCCTTAACCAACTTCCAACTATTAAATTCTACCAAATAGATTCTGTATTGTCAACACTTATTTTTAATATTTTGCAGACGTTTGCGGAGCTTATAATAAGTTGCTTTGCTTATTTCTACACCATTGATGAAAGCCACACCGTTAGACGTATAAGGATTATATTTTGACTCTCCGACCGTATAACCACCAGCCATTGGGATTTTGAAATATTTAATTGCGGAAAATTGATTTTTCATAATAACACTCTTTTAATTAATTTCTAGGGTTTGGAAAACATCTTTTATTTTAAGGATTTCTTTTTGAGCTTTTTCTTGTAAGAAAATAACTTGTGTTTTACTTCTACTGATAATAACTTCATCAGTTCTATATTTGACTATTTTAACGTATCGTTTTTTGCACAGTTCAGAAAAAATTTGAGCGTCCTCAAAATCAAACCATTCCTTCAAAGACTCAAGAGAATCACAGCCAAAGCAATAATTTTCTATGTTTTTAATATCGAACGTATCAAAATCATGAGCATAAGTAGGTCTCTCATGCGGAAACCCATTATATTCCTTCATCCATTTTCCTATCAAGGCTGTAATGGCGACCGTTCTATTAGAATGATTATACACACCATTTGTTTCTCCGTCTCTGATTACTTCTAATCTATAAACTTCTTGCATAGTGACCATCCTTACGAATTTAATTTTTTCTACTATATCGCGGTCTCAAAACCTAAACGCACCCAAACAAAAAAATCAAACAGACTTACTTTTTTGTTTTCACCTATCATACGTTGTTGCTTATAAAGGATAACAGGCTTACTTTCGCCTCGTTGAATACGCACCACTTGATAAAACAATGTGCGATTATTTTTCTTTATGCTTGCGGACGTAGTAAAGCGAACACACTCAACAGCATCCTCAACAAATACTGTTTTGCTTTTTGTAACTTTGACGCCTTTATCGGTTGTGTTTGTTTCTGTGGTTTTCATTTCCAAATCGTGTTATCCGACAATTCCTGATTAGCATCTTCAAACGACAAACCGAAAATGCTCATATAATCACAAATGATATTAGTGCATTTATTATCAAACTCCTCCGTTACTACTCCAACAAATTCTGTTTCATCCGTTTCTATTTCATAGTTGCGGATAAAAGAAATAGCTGACATATTGACTATTTTGTTCCAGTCTGATTGTAATTCGGTTTTTGTCATTTCCTAACCTCTAACAATTCTAATACTAGCAAATAAAAACTAAATTGTCAACATAAAAAGCAACCAGATACATTTCTGATTGCTTTTATTTTTAACCTTTTGCGGAGGCCTTAAAGTCTATCCATAAAATCATCTGTTAAACTTTCGATGAACGCCGCTTTTTCTTCTTCGTCAGGATAAGTAAAAAATTCCGCCCATTCCGTGGCATCCATATGAACCGATTCTCGGTCAGCAGTATTTGTAATTTTACAAATACCATAGTTAAAGAAAAGGTCACTCATTTGAACAGCGGAAACAAACATTCCTAAAACTTGGTTAGCCATATAGATTGTAAATTATCCTTTATCGTGAATTCGCTACCTTAGTAGCATAATAAAATATTAACACTTGCGGAACCTATTGTCAACAAAAAACATATCATTCCAGAATGAGAAGACCATTTCATGTATATCACGACCGAACAAACTGCATTCTATCCCACCGTCCACCAGACGAGCAGCGATTCGTTTCTTTTTTATTTATTTCTTTTCTTTTCTTTTCCCGCATTCTACTCTTTCTCCGCTCATTATCGGACGCAGACATAATTATGTAATTTAACAAGATTGTTAAATTGTTTCACGACTTTGTTTCATAGATAGCATTCTGTATTAAACCGATTTACACAGCAAATATCATGCCATTAAATTCTGGAAAAATATGAGTTTTTAAGCGTTTTTTGATTTACTAAGTGTTGCAAATAAAAGACTTATAGCATCAAAAATAAAGATGTACTAGGACAAGGGGTGACTTGTTTAACGCGACGAGAGCCCCGGAAATCAACACTGTAAATCCTTTATTTTCAACACTTTGCGGACATAGCAATTAGTATGCCAAAACAGCTGTTTAACACGTTGTTTCACATATTTATTTTACTACCTGCGGACTGACACAGTTATTCATTTATGAAACAGTTCATATAGTATTCTCTGTACTATCTATGAAACAACCTATTGTTACAACCTTATGCTATCTATGAAACAGTGCTATATGTATCAGGTTGTATCATATACGATACAGTGGCATCCTTACTATTACACACCATCTATGAAACAATGATACACATACCACGTTGTAGCATGTATAGCACAGCCCATAACATACTATCTATGCAACATACCTTACTATAAAATAATGTATCACTAAATATTATAGTACAGTGCGGACAAAACAATAGGTAAACCATAAACAAATAACATACTATCTATCAAAACCAAATGATAACTATATACATATAGTCATATAAAGTATTGACATATACCTATCTAAATGCTACTCTATCATAGAGGTTATATTGGTACTAACTTAAAAGGGGAATAAACACTATGACACGCGACAGCTACACAATAGAGGACATCCAAAATGCCGAGGACGCAAGCAACGAATATAAACGAGCAGCCGCTATTGCATCTATGGAGCAAGATGAGGAAGATGAAGCAGCATACTTAGTTGACACTAAGTTATTGGATTCATGGGAAAACTCATATATGGCATCAGGAATAAAAGATTGTGTATAAGACTGTGCAAAAGATTGTACATAAATCGCATTCGCCTGATATACCAAATAACGGCACATTCTTGCTACAATGACATAAAATGTTATTTTATAGTAGTTTGCGGATAACAAAATATGTCACACACTACATATCCGCAGATAACTGACAAAAATTGATAACATACATTGTCAGTTATCTGCCAAATATAAAACAAACGTATGAAAACTGACATATAGTGTCAGGGATATGTGACACAACTGTTTCATTACATAAAACAAACGAATGATACAGACATAATTTGTCATAAGGAGGATACCAAATATACATTACTAACTAACAATAAATGTAACACTAACACATAGTGTCATATCATTAAGAGAGTAACATAACAAAAACTGTCATAGTAACAGATATAGTAGTGACACATAGTGGTACAATGTCGTTTTCTGTCATTTACTCGAGGTACTGGTAGGTTGGCATGTTGAGGCACCCATCTCCAGCCCTACTCAAAAAATCTCCAGCCCTACTCAAAATCTTACCGTCCCATTCCCCTACTTTATCCTCTATTTAAATAGAGACTAATTTTATTTTTAGTTTTGTACTCGTCTTTTCTGTTTTTCCCTATTAAAATAGCCTTGTTGTACAAAAAAAATTTTTCTTGGTCATTTTTAATAGGGGGTCTGTTTTAGGTGTGTTTGTTTATTCTTTTAACCAATTGTGTAATGGTGTTATTAGTTTATTTAGTCTTTTTTCTTCTTTTATTACTTTTTGTTTATTTTCTCTCTCCACACGTAGTCTAATTTTTTGTCTTATTGTAAGAGCTGATTTATGTAACTTATCTAATGCACTCATATCACCATCTTGAAGAGTCTTTAAGTGCTCTTTTGAAAGAGGTCTAAGTGGTAAAGATTTAATTAATTTCTCTCGTTTCTTTTTATTTTTTATTTTTACCTCTTCTGGTATTGTGTTTGGCATTTGTTTTGGTTCCTTTTATTTTGTCCGCGAGGCACTTAAATTTTTAACCATTTGAAAACTGGGCTTTCTTTACCTGATTCAGTTTTGATTTGATTATTTGTTTGATTGTGGTTTGAAGGTCTGTTATCTTCTTTTTGATTATTTCTAATTCTGGTTGGATTTTAGAAAAAGCATAATAATCATCTGGATGCATAACATAATCGTAAGCTAACCTGTCTCTGTCTTTAATAAGAATATTTAGTTTCTTTTCTAGAGTCTTTATTTTATAGTCATCCATTTTTGTATAGGTAAGCTGCATACAGTATTTAATTTATCTTGTATCCTATCTTTTTCTTTTTGTATTTTTTTGTCCAACTCTATTGTTTTTAAGCTTATTCTTCTTACCTCATCATTGAATACTTCTAAGCCTATATGAGTTGTATTCATTTGTCTCCAATACTCATTCTTTAGTGCGTCGTATTCGTTCCAATTTAACTCCCTCTCTATGATTAAATCCTTTAATTTTTTAGATGTGGCATTCATTATTTCTTCTTTAACCATTTTTGTACACTGTTTGCTTCTTTTTGAGCTTCTTTTTGAGCTTCTTTTTGAGCTTCTTTTTCAAGCTTTTTAGTTAACTTTATCTGTGCTTTCTTAGTTATAAGTTTTGCTAAATATAGTTCAATATAATCCCTTGAATAAACCAGTTTTTCTATTTGTTTTTGTATAGACAGGGCATTTTTTACATCGTAGAGATTAAGGCTTACTCTGTAATTATTGTTTAGTGAGAATATTTTTGATATTATTGAGTTTAACTCGTCTGATACTTCTTCAATTTGTTTTTCTATATCTAGGTCACTCATATAATTTTACTCGTATAATTTTCGTATAATTTTATAGTGTCTGCGGAACACTATAATAGAACTCTTGTATTTATAATCTTAACATAAAATCCGCAGATAGTCAACAAATATTTTATTTTTCTAATAAAATACATTTCTAATGCTTGACATATGCTGTAACTTTATATAAACTTTCCAGTTATGGAGATAAAATTATTAGTAAAACATGTCTAGTACAAAAACAATGAAACGCTCAAAAGAGCAACGTGAGTCTGATATGAATATACTGTCTAAAATGTATATTCGAAACAAATCTCAGATGGAGATAGGCCGTACACTTGGAATATCTCAAGGTCAGGTCTCCAATGACCTCAAAAAACTACTCAAACGTTGGGAAGATACTCGCCTTAACGATATAGACCAATATAAAGCAGAGCAATTACAACGAATCAATCACATAGAAGGTGAAATGTGGACAGCTTGGGAGCTTAGTAAGACCAAAGGTAAGATAACTATATCTAAATCAAAATCAGGAGAAATGGTCAAAATGCTTGACCCGTCGACCGGAAGAGAATTTAAGATGGACGATGACCGTTACTGGAAAGCAGGTGAAATCGAAGAGCTTCCAACTGGCGGGGGTGATATGCAATACATGAACGGTATTATGTGGTGTGTACAAGAACGTTCTAAAATTATGGGACTTAATGCTCCTAAGAAAATTGCTGCTACTGACCCAACCGGTACAATAGAAGCAGGTCAATCTGCAAAAGAGATACTTGGGGATATAATAGGCGGAATTTTAAAACGAGCTGAAAAATCTGATAAAGAATTAATAGGAAGTAAACTTATGGAAATCGGAGATAACAATGAGATTGATGTTAGCTCTGGCTCAGTTCTGGCTCAAAAAATAAGGGATGAAAAAATACGAAGACTTCCGCCTGCAAAAAACGCAGGTACATCTAGTACCGAAGAAAATAATTACATTGATGCGGAGATAATAGATGAGTAAAGAAAAATCAGCAGGCATTGATACATATAATGTAGAAGGCAAAGAATCTAAGGTTGCCAATTATACCCCTGAACCTGATGATAACAGAAGCATAATGGAAAAACTTGCTGACCTTAGTGTAGAAAATCCAGAAGCTTATAACGAAGCAATAGACGCATTAATAGCCGAAAAAGGTGAAGATTGGTTTAAGAATCTTCGTTATGATTGGTCTATAAACGGACGACCTAAACAGTTTCCTCCACAGCCTATGGAAAAGTGGAGAGCTTGGATTTGTTTGGCAGGTCGCGGATGGGGAAAAGATTTAAGTCCTTTAACCCCAATACTTACAGTCAATCGTGGATGGATTACATTAGATAATATTTTAGTAGGAGATGTAGTATTTGATGAGCAAGGTTCTCATACTTCAGTTACAGCTGTTTATGATACGAATCCTGAAAAATGTTATAGACTTCATTTTAGTGACGGCACTTGTATAGAGGCTGGAGAGGGACATGAATGGGTGACTTGGGACAGACAAGACCGCAAAGCATATAGAAGGTCTACATACGAGGACGCTAATTCTTTTCCAGAAGATTGGGTTAATTGGAAGGTAAAACGTGTAACTGCTCGTACTTGGCTTAATAAAGAAAAAGTAGAGTCTGCTTTAGAATTATCTAAGGCTGGTTTTAGTAATAGAAAAATAGCTCAAATAACAGGATTAGGGAGGCTTGCTTTGGCTAAACACATTAAAGCTGGGCGATTTATAGAAAAACCAGTTCATGAGTTTGGAAAAAACAGAGTAAAAACTTCACAGGAAATAGTAGAAACTCTTTATCATGAGTTAGCTGACGGAAGATTAGAAACTAATCACTGTATTCCTAATACTCGACCGTTAAAGACGGAAAATAAAATTTTGCCTATTGACCCTTATTTATTTGGTATGTGGCTTGGTGACGGTTCTAAAGCTAGTGGGCAAATCGCTACTCATAAAGATGACCTGTCTAATTTAACCTGTGAGTTGGATAAATTAGGATACAAGTATTCAGAACATAAAGACTATATATTTAATGTTTACGGTTTAGTTACTCAACTTAAAGAGCTTGGAGTACATAAAAACAAACATATCCCTTCAGATTATTTGTCGTCTTCCATAGACCAGAGACTATCTCTTCTGCAAGGTCTTATGGACAGTGATGGTACTGCTGATAAAGATGGCTCAAGATGTGAATTTAGTCAGAGTAATGAAACACTTGCAAAACAAGTGTATACTTTAATCGTCTCGCTTGGTATGAGTGCTCATATGACCTCTCGAATTCCAATATTAAATGGGGAAGAGAAAAAAGAAAACTGGAGAATAAGATTTACTCCTAATCTTCCAGTTTTCAGACTTCCTAGAAAACTGGAAAGATTAGATTTTTCTAGGTCTCAAATATTAAAAAGATATTGCAGATACATAATTAAAGCAGAAGAAATTGTTCCAATTCCTATGCGTTGCATAACTGTAGATTCCCCTAATTCTTTATACTTGGCAGGTGACCAATTAATCCCTACTCATAATACCAAGACAGGGGCAGAAACTACAAATATTTGGGTCAACACACATAAAAAAGGAACTCCACCTATACGTATAGCTCTTATTGGTGCAACTACTAGTGACTGTAACGCGGTCATGGTTTCTGGAAATTCTGGTATACTCAGTATTTATCCAGATAAAGAAAAACCTGACTGGATTTCAACCAACAGAAAAGTTATTTGGCGGTATCCTGACGGAGAAGTAAAGGCTATTGCGGAATGTTTTGCTTTAGACATCAATACTGAGATACCCACACCCAAAGGGTTTAAACTTATGGGTGATATTACAGTTGGTGAACAAGTATTTGATGAAAAAGGTCTCCCTTGCAATGTAACTGCTGTAACTGATACAGGACTAGACCATAAATGTTTTGAAATAACGTTTAAAAATGGTCAAAAAATAACGGCTGATGCTGCACATCTATGGAAAATTTCTACAGCTTCGGATAGAGATAGTAGAGTTGATAAAAGCAGAATAGTGAATTCTCAGTGGATTGCGGACAACTTTAGTGTTCCGCATAAGGGAAGAAAAAACGATTTAAATATTTGGGTCAAATTAACAGAACCTGTATTGTACGAAGAAAAAGAGCTGTCTATTGCACCATACGTTTTAGGTGTATGGCTTGGAGATGGTGCAAATAATAATAGTTCTTTTGTATCAGAAACTTCTGAGATTCCAGATTTCATATCATCTTTTGGTTATTCTGTAACAAAAACTAAAGCACCAATGCGTTACACAATTTGTGGTCTTATTACTCAGCTTAAAGAGTTTGGACTTTATAGAAATAAGCATATACCTTCGATTTACAAGCAAGGGTCTATTGAGCAAAGAAAAGAACTATTGCGGGGATTGTTAGATACAGATGGTTTTGTATCAAAAAAAGGTGCGATTGTATTCTCTAATACAAATGAAGATTTAGTTGATGGGGTGTGTGAAATAGTTTCCAGTCTTGGTGGATGGACAACAAAAAAATTACAAAACCCAAAAAAGAATCTTCCTTATAATCAAAAACCTAGATGGAAGGTAGTTATTAGAGGGCTGTATGACCTTTTCAAACTTCCACGAAAACTGGAGAGAGTAATAATTAGAAGAGTGTCCACTGATTTGCCAGTAGTTTCACTTAAAGAAGTAGAACCAACACCAGTTAGATGTATAACAGTAGACTCATCAGAACATCTATTTCTTGCTACTAGAAGCTATATTGTGACCTCAAACAGTGCAGAGGAGCCTGAGCGTCTTCGAGGCCCACAATTTAATTATGCGTGGTGTTTGATTGGAGAAACTCCAGTGTTAATGGAGAATTTTACAACCAAACCTTTGAAAGATATTAAAGAGGGAGAATATGTACGAACGAGAGACGGGGCTAAGAAAGTATTAGCTTCTTATCTTACCAAAGAAAATGCTGACTTGTATGAGTTACTTCTTATGGACGGAAGAGTTATTATAGGTACAGGTGAGCATCCTGTATATTTATCAGATTCAGGATTTACTCAACTTCAAAATATTAAAGAGGGAGATTTTGTATTATGTGCAAGTCCTGTATCAAATTCGACGGAGGAGTTTATCATCTTAGAGGAAACTCTCCTTATTATCAAACAAGTATTAGACTTCATAGAGAGGTATGGAGATACCACAACGGAAGAATCCCAGAAGGACATCATATCCACCATAAAAACGAGGATAGAACAGATAATTCAGTTGAAAATTTGGAGTGCCTCACAAAAGAAGAGCATTCAAGAATTCACGGAACTAAGCGATTTGCGGAGTTTAGAGAGCTGGCTGTTGCAAATTCAATTAAATCTAGGGAGCACAATAGAAAAGAACTACTTAAAAGAATTTTATTATGTAAATTATGCGGAAAAGAGTTTAGCAGCGGGTCAAAACATCCAAGACAACTATGCTCTCAAAAATGCATGGATGAACTTAGAAACACATCATACACAGGAGAATCCAGATTATGTGCTTTTTGCGGAGAAGAGTACACTACATCAAAAAATGCTCAAAAATATTGTTCCAAACTATGCAATAACAGAGTACATGCGGACAGAGCCAGTAAACTGGTTGCTAAAACAATTAAATGTGTTATTTGTAAAATTGAATTCAATTCAAAACGATTCAATGCAAGATTTTGTAGCACAAAATGCTCTAAATCTATACGATATGAAAGTGGTAGGCGTAAAAAAATTAGCGAAGAAATCAGACGTTTATGATTTAACTATTGAGGACAGTCATGAGTTTTTTGCAAACGGTGTTCTTGTGCATAATTGTGATGAATTAGCTGCTTGGCGTTATCAGGCAGCATGGGATATGTTAATGTTTGGTCTTCGTTTAGGAGACAACCCACAGGTCATAGTGACTACTACTCCTAGACCTTTTCCTATTTTGCTCGATGTACTTAAATTAAAGACCAGCTGGACAACAATAGGTACAACTTATGAGAATCGTTCTAACTTAGCCCCTGCTTTTTTTAGTGACATCATAAACAAATATGAGGATTCAGCACTTGGTCGTCAAGAATTAATGGCCGAAATAATTGAAGAAGTTCCAAACGCTATGTGGAATGAGAAAAACATTGAGGCTAACAGACGTGATTATAGTGATATAATTAATCTTCCAGAAATGTTAAGTATGGTTATAGCTATTGACCCCGCAACTACTAGTAGAAGTGGTTCTGCAGAAACCGGTATGTGTGTAGCGGGTTATGGAGAAGATGACCATTTCTATATATATCATTTAGACGCAGTATCTATGCAGCCTGATAAATGGGCAACTCGTGCTCTCAATTTATTTGAGGACTATAACTGTGATAAATTAATAGCAGAGGTTAATAATGGAGGAGATTTAGTAGAAACAGTTATAAAATCTATTAATCCTATGCAAAAAGTATACCCTGTTTATGCATCTCGCGGTAAAATTACTCGTGCTGAACCTATTGCAGCTCTTTATGAGCAAAATCGTGTTCATCATATAGGAAGATTTTTAGAGGGTGAACGTCAAATGACTACATTTAATCCGCTAGAGAACCCTCACGGTCTTAAAGATATGGTAGACGCTTTGGTTTGGGCAGTCACTTGGCTGGTTAATACTACTCAAGGTAAAAATACTTTTAAACCGGCAGTTGGGGGTTCTCGCACAAAATTATCAAATTATAGAAAAATATTTAATACAGATTTTTAAGGAGCGTTATGGAAGAAAATAATCTGAGGAACAAGAACATGGACAAGCTGAATAATAAAGAGCACAAAGCTTGGGAAAATTATGAAAAAACCCGAGATGTAAAATATTTACAGGTTGTCAAAGACTGTATAGATAAACGAAGCAGACTCCTTGAATCTAAGAAGCCTGCTATGTATAGTGCCTTTTTCGGAGAGGTAGCATGAAAAAATTGAATAAAGCAAAATTATATCCTTTAAAAAGTAATACAGATTGTGAGAATGCTGATACTGTTCCAACATCAGGAGTAATAGGTAACGGAGACAGTATAGGTCAAATGGCTAGATGTAAGCCTATACTAAATAGGTTCACTCCGCAAAACCTTAAAAAATCTTCTAAATCTAATAAAAACAAATAATTATTTACTATTTGATTTGTAATTAGGTTTCTTTTATATTATACTGGTTTTTTAGGAGTATTTATGGAAGAAGCTTATATTTATACTGATTTAAACGAAGTTCCTATTAAGTGGCGTACATATAAAGGAGCCCGTCTTAGTCTGTCTCAAATAAATGACATAATGTCGTATGCCTACAGTAATAAAATAGAGTTAAACGATAATTTTATACCTGATTACGGCAATGCACGTCTTAATTTAGAGGTTAAGTATGAAATTAAGAATAATTTTTGGGTGACAAAAGAAGAGGATTTATAATATGGCTTTACTCATGAACTCTGCTGGGGCATCTGCAGCTGACCCTATACTTCGTAATATCGGTATAGAACTAGTTACTGCTAGTTCTACTATGGACATCGGAGTATTGACCGAAGTTTGGGTAGATACGGTCGCCGGTTTTGCAGACACTAATTCTATTAAGGCTAGTCTTTCACCAGTTGCCACTGTTCTTATTAGTGGTAATGCTGGTACATATGATGATACTACTAAACGATATACAATTACGTCTACTACAGGTCTTTCAGTTGGTGATTACCTTTATTTATCGCATGCGTCTCTGACCGCAGGGCTATATAAAATTGCAAGCATACCGTCTGGTGGACAAGTAACAATAATTTCCAATCCTCTTAATGGAACAGGGAATAAAACGGCTATTGCTTATCAGGTTGCATGGCGTTATTTAGGCATAACTGGAACATCCCCTATTATTTCATCAGCAGGGGGTCAAATAAATTATCTAAAGACTCGTGCAGCTGATTCAGCCACTAACATAACCGATAGTTCAGATACTTTTTATGTACGAGATGCTCCTAGTGGGATTAATTTTATACTTATTGATGGAAAAGACTATACTTTACAAACAACAGTAGATACAACACCTTCTTTTGGATTTTTACCCTCTTGGACAAATAAAGGAGGAGTTAGTCATGTAGAATTAGCTTCTCATTCTGTTCAAAGTGTAAACAATTTTCAATGGGGAGACACAACTACATCTGAAAAAACTTTATCTGCTGCACTATCTTCTGGGTTTACCCTTACTGGTGGAGATGGAGTTAAATATGGTAGGCTACTTTTAAAATCTTCTGCTAGTGCGGCTGTGACTTATGGAATTGATATAAGTATAACAGTAGACAGTGCAGGCCCAGTATTAGTGTTTGGAGCCTATGGAAGATAATGATATTTAAAAAAGCTGATTTTACAGAAATATGGTTTAAATTAGAATCTAACGAAGAGTTAGGAGTACTTGATACCGGCTATATAGAAGATTATTATGGTGTAAATGGACAGCTTACATTAGAAAATATTTCTACTAATACTGAATATATTATATTAATGAATGAGTCAGTAGATTCAGTACATAAAACTATTTTCATAGGGTATTTAGATTTAAGAAGTTTACCGAACGGGGACTATATATTAAAAGGTAGAGTGAGAGACGTAATAGGTAATTATACTGTCTTATCCAGATTTCATTTATTGAATTCTGGAAATATAGTGCCTTACAGTTTAACAGTCACAAGTTCTGCTGATTATGGTTCGGTAACAATAGGAGGATTAACGTTGTCCGGTGGATTCACTATGACAGGTTCAATATCTATTAACACAGTCACTTCTACTCGGTTTGAAACTAGTGAATCTACTGTTACTCATATTGTAAGTGACATTAATATTTTAACATCCGTTTCATCTGATATGAAAACAATAGTTAAATTAAATGGAGACACGACCTTAAACGCGAGATTTTAATTATGGCAATTTATTCAGAAACATTTGGGTTTATAATAACTATTAACACCGGACAGGGTTTAGACTCTGCAACTAATTTTAGACTGCGTATAAAACCACCGACCGGCTCTACTGTAGATAAACTTTTAACTGACTCCGCTATCTTATCCCCTAAATCCGCAGGTAAGGTTGTATATGATGTAGTAGAAGGTGACTTCCCCGTAGGTGGAAAATACTATATTCAGTTATTTGATGAGACTGCCGGAAGAAGATTAGCCAGTGCAATTTTGACTTTAGACGTAAAACAAAGCTTAACTATATGAAAATCGCGATAGAGCATTTATTCACAGGTGAAACTACTCCTGTATCTAGCTATGATTCAACTAAAACTAATTTAGGGACACTCATAAAACAATATAATTTAGGCTCAAACCCTGAAGATAAGTTTGCTGCTCCTATACGTGCATCGGTTGCTCGTCCGATGGAGGCTTCTACAGGTATAGCTGTAGCATATCCTTGCCCAATTAGAATGACAGATAATTTAGATTATGTGTTTTTTGCTGAAAATTTAGCAGCAGCTGTAACCAGACGCATAGTAATGTATACTTTTGATAGAAATACTTCCGACTGGGCTTGGATAGGCTATATAACTCTAACCTATCAAACCGCTACTGCTCATACTATCCGTGGATTTGAAATGACGAGAGATTTATATACAACTGGCACGGTATCGGTTAGTGGTACAGCAGTAACAGGAACGGGAAGTGATTGGTCTATCTCAAAACTGTCTGCAGGTAGTCGTATAGGTTTTGGTTCAACTGACCCAAAAAATATTACGACTTGGTATGAAATATCAGCAATAGGAAGTGATACAGGAATAACTTTAACAAGTACTGCTGGCACAATAGGAGCTGGTGCTTCTTATATAATAGAAGATTGGCGTGCAGTTATGGCAACGTCTAATGCAACAACTACTAATGGTGGAGTATATGTAGTCAAAGGACTTAGACCAGAATTATTTGTATCTAATGGAACTGCGATTACAGCAGCTACTACAGTTGATAATATACGTGGTATTTATTGGTTGGCTGATGCAGCTACTGTTTTAAACATAACTGCAGCTGGATGTGCTTTAGAAGCTAAAACATCTTGGAGTTCTCAATATGCATATGTACTAGATACATCAGGTCGAGTTTACAAATATAATATACGAGCTTCTTTATCAGGTCTAGCAGCTGGCAAGTCAGTATCTGGATTTGTATTTAGAACAGGAGTGCAAGCTGTAACTGGAACAATGTCTCAGACAGATAATGGAGTTGTTGTAACAGCAGCTCATGGAACAGGCAACGGTATTCCGAGTCTTTACTTTGTAACCACTACTCGTGTATATAGGGCTGCTATTTCTAATATAACTGACGCTTCTACTACTTGGCTTTCTGACAATATGGTTGAAATACCGCCGGGTTCGGCCTCTACTTTTCTTCCAAATTCCGTACTCGCTTTTGTAGAGTATTCTGGTTATGCTGATAGATTTATTATCATGTCAACAGGTGCAGCTGGTGCTCGTAATTATGTTACTCGATATAACACAATATCTGACCCTATGGATATGATGTTTTTAGTTGACACTAAAAACCTTGACCATAGCCTTGCTGACACAGACAGCCCTCCTAATCCGTCTATAAATGCTACTCCTATGACAACTTGGAGTGAAGGTGGTTTGCTTTATATATGTAGGAACGGAGCTACTATCGCTCTTAATCAGGTATATGCAATACCGATAGGAGCACATTGGGGTTTGAACATTGCAGAATCTGTTATTACCCCTGAGATAGTTTTAGGTGCAGCTACTAAACTTTATAGACTTTATGTAAGCAGTGTAAAGTGGTTAGGTTCAGGTGCTTTTAGATTACCAGTTGATGCTTTTCGTGTTTACTATCGAACCAGTGGAATAAATGATAATAGCGGAAGCTGGACAATGTTAAATGAAGGATATGACCTTTCAGGTGTGTCCCCTACCTCCACTATTCAATTTAAGTTTGAATTTAGAGTAGTTGGAAGTTACAGTCTTACTGCTCGTATAATAGGGTTGACTGTTGTATGTGAAACAGGTGATTATTTACCTTCACAATATGCTTGGAATTATTCTGATATGAATACATCTGATGGAACAGTTGGATTTATTCAAAAATCTTTGTTCAGTATAACTATACCTGTCCATGAAATAAATTATTATCGTGCAGACACGGACGCTTTAGTCCTTACACAAAGTTCTAATTCTACTACAAACGGAATTTTTGAATACTGGAACGGCTCCTCTTGGGTTGCTGGTACAGGCACAGATACTCTGGAATTACGTAGAAGATTTAGACCAACTGCAGGTCTTCCGTCTGGAGTTGACGTGTACGCTAAAATTCAGACTCAGGGAGATTAAAAATGGCTAATAATTTACTCTTAAAAGGATTTTATCTATTAAAAAAGGCTGAAGTTATCACTACAATTTCTTTAATAGGTGCGGACAAACAAATAGTTCAAGACATCGGTACTATCTCTGATTTAATAATGAGAGGCAAAAACATATCATCAACTTCTGATAATGACCTATATAATTATAATATACTGTATAAAGATAACTCTTTTCAATTCAGAATAAATGAAGACAGTATAAGCCCTACAATTATTTTCTCCGCGTTTGGAAGATAATTTAAAAATATAGTGAACAAACTTGCAATCTTTTTTAAAATGCAGTAAAGTAATAACATATTTGTAAAATATTAGTTTATGATAGAAAGAGTATGTGGACATTGTAAAGTTCAAATCTTAATTAAACCTCATAAGGTAAAATCTATTAACTTTTGCAAAACAGTTTGTTTTAACGAGTATAGAAAAAGAAAGCCTAATGGTTTGAGTACAAAAATTAAAAAGCAATGCTTAAATTGCGGTAAAGATATTTTTGTTCGAAAAGCTGGAGCAGATAGAAAGAAATTCTGTAGCAGAGGCTGCCATGATATTTACCGTAAAGGAAGCAAAAGAGAGGCTTTTAGTGAAGAGCATAAGAAAAATATAAGTAAATCTGCAAGGACTAGAGTTCTAACAGATGATGGAAGAAGAAAAATAAGCGAAGCCAGAAAGAAACAGTACGTGGAAGGTAAAGCTCCTCAAATGTTTCAAAAAGGACATGAGGTTAAAGCTGAATGGAGAGAAGCGGGTAGGAAAGCAAATATTGGAAGTGCAAGGCATACTGTTCCTCATAGGGAAGAAACTAAGGAAAAGCTTAGACAGTTAAAACTCGGAACGAAACTTACTGAGGAAACAAAAGCTAAGTTAGCCATTTCTAAAGCTAGACAAGGAAAAAAGAAGGGGTTTACTTACATTGAGAAACTTCTTTACGGTTATTTAGATAATAATTTAATCGTTTATGAAAAACAACATCCTTTAGGTAGTTTTGTGGCTGATGCTTTTATACAACATAAGTTATTAGTTATTGAGGCAGATGGAACTTATTGGCACTCTACTCCGAGAGGTATAGAGACTGGCTTAAGAAAGGATAAATTTATAGAATCTTTGGGATTACGAATGATTCGAATACCTGAAGTAGATTTTAACAATGGAAAATACATTAAGACTTTGAATGATTTATTCTTGTAACTTAGTGATTATAAAGGAGATAAAATTATGAGTGCAACTTTTAACTGGGATGAAGATACAGGAGTTCAAACAGGCTCACCAACTAAAGGTACAACTCGTACCGCAGGTGTAACTGACGTTAACTGGAAAAACAGCGGTACACAAGGTACAGCATATACAGCCGCTCCTATAACAGCGGGCAATAACAGTTTTGAAAAATGGCAGTTTGGACACTTTTCAGGGACTTATAACCAAATTCTTAACGGACTTTGGGCACATACAGCTGGTACAGCGGGAACTGGTCTTACTCTTAAAGGAGCTCCTGCTTGCACAGGTGATGGTGATAGACTTCTTTACACTACCCCATCTGCTACAACTAACGCAGCCTTAACTAATACAATGACAACTGCTATTGCTATTGGTTCTGGTGTAGGAGTTTGTTTTGGAGCTACAGGCCCAGAAGCCACTGGTAAAGCTACTTCTACAACTGCGAATCCAGCATACACTAATTATTTAACTACACAGTTACAGACTACAGGTAGTGCAGCTGCGGGTGATAGTTCGAGTCTTACCCTGACCCTCCAATACAACGAAAATTAGCATAGTTTTCATATTTTGTCAAGGCAATGTTTACAAGACCTTGACGTTTCAGTATGATGAAAAGACACATAAACTGAAATATTAACTTGACAAGTGAAAATTACTAATTTATAATTATTCTTGTAGGTATTTTTACAGGAGTAATTTATGGGTAAATGGAAAATAGACGATGAACTGGTTTCAAACCAAACTCTTTATATGAGAGAGTGGTCTGAAACCAAAAATGGTAAAGCGTATAAAGAACGGCATAAAGATTATGCAAAGCAGTGGAGATTAGATAATAGAGATAAAGCCAAAGCTATTCAAAAGCGTTCTATGTACGAAGCGAGAATGGAAGTTTTACAGCATTATTCAGGTTTAGAAACGCCAGAGTGTAAATGCTGTAAAGAACAGATGTTTGAATTTCTCCAAATAGACCATATTGAGGGTAATGGTGCAGGACATAGAAGAAGTATTGGAATGGCTCAAGGTGACTTGAATCAAGTAGCTAAACAAAAAGAACGTGGTAAAATTTCTTTGGGCGGTAATGGTTTTATCTATTGGCTAAAGAAGAATAATTTTCCAGAGGGGTTTCAAGTGCTTTGTGCTAATTGTAACTTGGGAAAACGTACCAATAAGTACTGCCCGCATGAGATACAAAATGGTATGGATATGTATGGAAACACAATAGCCGTGCAGAAAGAAGAATTCCCAGAATTAACTCGTCGTAGACGTGGTGAGGCACAAAAAGAAGCTGATGAATTGGGAGTTAATGTTTCGACTTTGCGGATGAGAAGATGGACAGAAAAGCAAAGATTATTAAACCCTAAACCAGAAAAAATTAAGTTAGAGCCTACTGCTTGTGGTAAAGGACATGTATTTCCTGAGAATTTATACCAAAGAGAGGGAGATAATAGACGCTACTGTAAGCAGTGTAAAAGGGACTCAAAAGCTAGAAGAAAAGAGTGTGATACGCTATTAAATTCTGAGTTGTTTGATGATAATGAAGAGAATCAACATCATTGTGGAGGGTTTTGTAACTGTACTTTTTGTATGGACGAGGTAAATGGTGTTTCGTTGATAAACTCCGCAACCTCATAAAATTATGAATCTAAGCAATCATCTTCTTTCAATAGGAGGAAACAGTATATTTAGTGACCAAATAGAATATGACCCAGATGTGGATTTATTATTGAAAGAGGGTAGAATATTTTCTGGTAGCAAAGCTTTTATAGAAATGCAGGTAAATGAATGTCATTGGAATGTAGCACATTTATTTGAGAATAAAGTAATAGACCAGATAGTAATAGGATACGCATTGAATTACGAGGACATATGGTTTCAGCATACTTGGGGATTGAAAGAGGGTGTTATTATAGAAACTTCCGAAGTTAATTTTGTCAATATTAAAATATATTTTGGAACAATTCTTAGTGCTCCGCATTCCTTTATAAAATTATGTAAAAATAATCCTGCTGGAAATGGAAAAGTTAGACGAGTAAAAAAGAACTAGTAAACTAATATGAGAAGAATGGGACGCATACCAAATACTGATTTAAGAAGATTTAATCATCTTCTTCCTAAAGTATCTTCTTCTGTTAGAAAAGCTACTACAAAACTAAAAGGACGTATGTGGCTTACATTTCCTGCTATGAATCAAGGGGATAAAGGCTATTGTGTAGCTTATTCTGGGGTACAGTTTTTAACTGCCGCACCCGTAATAAATATTACTAAATGGTACGACAATCCAGAAGAATTACAGAAATTAGCAAGAAAGTATGACGGCCTGCCCCATAAAGGCCTAGAGGGTAGTACATCAGATGGTCTTTTTAAGGCTTTAAGAGAAGAAGGTTTTGTTAAAAATTATAAGTGGGCTATTGCTGGAGAGGTTGCTAAAAGTGCAGGCAAAGAAATAATGACAGGGGAAGATTTAGTAAATATAACTATTAACCATGTTTTAAAGAAAGCACCAGTCATAGCTGGTTCTGTATGGCTTAAAAGTATGCTGGATATTGATAAAAATGGCTTTGTTAAAGTTAACCCTAAAAGTGAGTCTGTTGGTGGTCATAACTATCTAATTAAAGGTGTAGATTTAGAAGTACAGTGCCCAGATAAATCAAAAGGAGCATTTAGAATTCTAAATTCTTGGGGTCTTGATGATTTTGGACAGCATGGCGAATGCTGGCTATCTTTTACAGATGCGGACTGGCTTTGGTCAATGGATGGTGATATAGTTACTTCTAACGAGCTGTTAAAAGGCTCTAGAATTGGATAAAACTAGAAAATCTAGTTTGTTACTGTAATAGACAGTCATAAAATAGTAGAGTTTAATGAAGAAAATAATCAAATCTGTGATTAGACGGTTTTTAGTTCCAGATAGAGTTCCACATATGTTAGTATCATTGTTAATGGTTCTTATGTCTGTAGGTATTGGGATAGTATTTAACTCTATACTATTAGGAATATTTTTTTGGCCTTTATTCGGTTTAGGTATAACGCTGCATTGAATATTCTAAAAAAGAAACTTGGAGAGGTTTTTCCGAACGAAGTAGAGGGCTTTTTAGTTAGCCCAAAACTGTTAAAAGTTTAAAGTTAATTTCATTGTTTTTCATTGAAATTAGTAACTATTGTTGCATATTTTATTATAGGAGTTTATACTGCATTAGCTGTAAGTAAAGTGACAGGATTTATCTGTGCAGTAATTATAAACAAGCTTTTAGCAATTAGAGCATGGGCTTATGCTCAAGATTAATTTTAAGGTATCCCGGAATCCGGGATTAAGGGAGAACGATTATTATGGCAGAAACTAAAGTAGAATTAATGTTTGACGGTATTTTACAAGAGTGTGTATTAAAAGAAGATAGAAACAATGAGCTTCTTTATGTAGCAGATGACGGGCAGTTTGTGAAATTTCCTGTTACTGTTGATTTAGAAGAAGCAATTGAAAATCATAATGATGCTAACTCTAAAGAAGTAGAAGTTATTGAGGATGTGTCCTACGGGGATGTTACAACTTTTGACAGCGAAGGTAACGAAGTAAAATAATACAATACAATAAAGGAGCAATTATTGTGGATATACAACATATATATAGTTATACGGCTACTTATGAAGATGGGTCATCTATTACAATGGATGCAAACGATATAAATTCTGATGTTTCAGTTTTAGATTCCGCAAAGTCTAAATTTTTTGATGTGCTAGAGAAAGAAAAAGAATCTAAACTGATAAGCTTTGTTTTACATAATGCGGAACGAAGTGTAGGGGTGGATTTGCGAGATGGTCACTTTGAAATAAACGGAATACCTTTTTTTCAGCACAGACCTGATTTAAATTCTTATAAAGAATTTAGAGTAATATATTATAGAACTGTTCAACGTACAATGAATATGATAGGACAAGAAATAGAGTCAGGGGTTTTGGCATACAGCATTGGATGGCAAGTAACTTATAAAAATGAGAATGTACAACGTACATTAATGGTATAAAATGAAAAAACAAAAAGGATTTTGTATATGGATAACAGGTCTTTCTGGCTCTGGAAAAACAACTTTAGCTGATGAGTTAAGGCTCCAACTAGGAAGGCCTGTCAGCATTTTAGATGGAGATGAGGTACGAAAAACTTTATGTAAAGATTTAGGATTCTCTAAAGATGATAGAGATGAGAACGTATCTAGAATTGCTTTTGTGGCAAGTGAGTTAGTTAAACAGGGGATTATAGTTATTGTTTCCTGTATAAGTCCTTATAAAGATGCAAGATTAGATGCTAGAAATCTAATAGGCGATTTTATAGAGGTCTTTCTTGATACCCCTAAAGAAGTGCTTTCTACCAGAAGCAAATACTTAGGAGAGTATGAAATAGGAACTCCAGAATTAGTTATTAACTCAGGAACTCCTCAAGACAATGCACTTACCCTTATAAATTATTTAGTAGATGCGGAGTATCTAGGGACATCTTTTATGTTAGGCAGATTTCAACTGTGGCATGCTGGTCATACAGCCTTATTTAAAGAGGCGTTGAAAGAAGGAAGAGTGTGCATCGGAGTAAGAAACCTTAAAAAAAGTAAAAGTAATCCTTTTGATTTTAGAGAAGTTGAAGTTAGCATTCAAAACGCTTTAGTTGCATATGAGGGTAGATATAACATCATCCAGATGCCTAATATAACTAGTATAGTGTATGGAAGAGATGTGGGGTACGACGTAAAAAGAATAGATTTAACTCCTGATTTAGAGAGTATAAGCGGAACCAAGATAAGGAACAAGATATGAGCAAGCCTCTATGTATTTTAGTATTAGGAGTCCCGCGTTCAGGGACATCCTGTGTTGCTGGGATTCTGCATCATCTAGGCGTGTCAATGACTGCACCCGATTGTATAGGAGGAGCTACTGATGCCAACCCCAAAGGATTTTTCAGCGACACTGAGTTTGAATTTTTCTGTAATAAGAAATATGGAACATATTTCCCTGTTACTGCGGAGCCACTGACAGAAGATGAACGAGAATATCTGTCAGATATGATTCGTGCTAGAAAAGCTCCTTTATGGGGAGTTAAGGAGTGGAGAATATCTTTATTTTTGGATGAGTTTATAGAGCTTGCTGGAGATGTCAAAGTTATTCGTACCTCTAGACCTTTGGAACGTTCATATAAATCTTGGAATGAGCATTTTAGGAATCTGGATAGCCCATCTTTAGATGATTATTTTAGAGCAACTGTGTTAATAGATAATTCACTTAAAGATAAAGTCGTTACTGACATAGATTTTGACAGTATTGTTGATGATAAAAATACTGTTCTTAATACATTAGCTGATTTAACTGGGAGACCTCGTAACTCAAAGGTCGATTCAATGATAGATGCCAGTCTAAGGAGGTTTTAATAATGGTGAGTCAAGGGCCAAACAGCCCATCTACAGCCGCAAGTATCGCAAATGGCACTGTCATTGTTTGGGCAAATCCTAATAATAGTCTTGCTTCCGATAATTCTTATTCAACCGTAGCAAATTCGGGGTCTGATAGTGAATATTTAAGAGTTACCAATTTTGGATTTTCTATACCGTCTGGGTCAACTATAAATGGTGTAGTAGTTGAAATAGAGCAAAAAGGTAGTGCAGCATTTTCTGTTTCTGATGGAATAAATAGTCTCACATTGAATAGCCACAAACTAATAAAATCTGGTTCTCCAGTAGGGACAAGTAAAAGAACGAATACTATGTGGTCAGCTACGGATGGCTACGTTACATACGGTAGCTCATCCGACCTTTGGGGTACGACGTGGACAATAGCCGAGATTAATGACAGTAGTTTTGGCTTTCAAGGCTCCGCTCATATGTATGGTAAATCTTTGGTTACTGCTTCTATTGACCATATTCGTATAACAGTTCATTATACAGCTGGGGCAGCTTCTAATTTATTATTGGCTTCCTCTAGGACATATCAGCCAATAGTGGCACAGTAGGAGAATATATGGGAAGAATTTATACAGCATTAGGTGAAAACCTAACACTTGGAACAGGTAACGTCTTGGTAGCATTGCAAACCGCAGCTGGAGTAGCGGCAGGTTCTCTTGTAGCAATTAAAAGAATAGAGATTGGACAATCAGGAACAACTACAGCTGCACAAATACGTTTGGCATTATCTACAAGAAATACTTCAGGAACTCTAACAACTACCAGTGTTACTCCTCAATCTTTATCTCCGGTTACAGGGTCTGCATCTGGATTAGCAGGTAATACATCTGTAGTAGGTGCTGCCGCACGAATTGGAATAAATTCTTCAGCGGATTCTGGAGGAACCTATACTGACCACTACTATGCTACATTTAATAATCTTAATGGATGGTTGTGTGTTCCCACGCCCTCCGAAGTGATTGAGATTTCACCGTCAATAGTATGGTGTGTAAGATTTCTTGCGGCCCCAGCTACCACTACTGGATGGACTGTATGTGTAACTTATGAAGAAATGATATAATTATTAGGCTTTAACAGTCTGAATACAATCAGACCTTCTATCTATCAATACAATGATTTATTATTTGCCACAAATCCCTCAGCCACAGCGTAAAATAGCAGCTGTCCTCTTGCTGAGTGTAACTACCACCAAGACTCAAGTTGGTGTAGCTAGACTAATCAAATCTGTTACTCAAACACAAGCAGGTGTTTCTCTAATACAGGCTACTGTTTTAAAAACACAAACAGGAACTGCTAGAATTCGAGCTTCTGCTACAAAGACACAGATAGGCATCTCTCGTATTCAAGTTGTTCCTAGTACAGTTCTGACTACAACTGATGGACATAATTTTGGTACAGATACTACTCCAACTTTAGAATTTGTTGGTTCTGATGGAAATAGTGATGATATTACTTATGAAGTAGAAATTGTTAGTTCATATGTATCAGATTTATCTACATTTAATAATAACTCTATATTATTATCGTCTACAACCAATAAAGCTATTGGACAGTCTTTTACAGGTGATGGCGGAACTCTATCTAAATTAACTTTAAATTTAAGCAAAATTGGAGTCCCTACAGGAAACGCTGTTGCACACGTGTACGCTCATTCAGGTACTTATGGCACTAGTTCTATACCAACTGGTGCTCCAATTGCTACTTCCGATAATTTTAATGTAGCTACTTTAACCTCCTTAGTCACAAGTCGAAATATAATTTTTAGTGGAGTTAATAAGATTGTATTAACTAACGCCACCAACTATGTAATTGCTATTGAATATACAGGAGGGGATGGAAGTAACAATATTCAAGTAGGATACTCAACATCTGTGAGTCCTCATACAGGTAATGCAAATTTTGAGAATACGTCTAATGTATGGACAGCTTTTGCAACTTCTGATTTATATTTTTATTTGACCTGTGAAAAAACTTTAAATAAATTGTCAAATGCGGACTCAGGTTTTTTAAATCTTGATAATGGCGGAGATACTAACCCGTTTACATCAGGAGACGATATATCATTCACTGTTCAAGCAGGAGATGCTTTACACGTCGGTTCTCATAGCTGGAGAGTTAGAGGTAAAGACCCAACAGGTACAAATACATTTGGTGCTTGGACAACTGCTAGAGTTATTTACATATCTGAAACCTCTACCAAAACACAGTCAGGTGTATCTCGAATTCAAGTAACTCCTACTATTGTACCTAATACAGTTGACGGAACGAGTTTTGGAACTGATACAACACCTACTATTGAATTCACCGGAACGGATGGAAATAATGATGATATAGAATATCAAATTCAAATATCACAGAACAATACCTTTCCAAGTGATGTTATTACATCAGTAGATTTAACAGGCTCTCCTTTTGACTTAGACTTAGCGGGGTTTTTTTCCGAAGTAGGGCAATCATTCCAAGGAACTAATGACGCACTTAGCATAGCACGTTTTAGAATTAAACAAAGTGGCACCAGTGGAACATTAATAGCAAAGCTTTATGCTCATTCTGGAACATATGGAACTAGTTCTGTACCTGATACTGGAACTCTATTGGCGACATCAAATTCTGTAAATATAAGTACAGTAGGAAGTTCGTATAACTGGGTAGATTTTACATTTTCATCCCCTTATACAGTTGTATCTGGTACTAACTATGTTATTGTTTTAGAAACTTCTGTATCGGGAGGAGCCTCAAGTGCAGAATGCCTTACTGACCCTGCTGCTCATTCAGGTAATTTATCCTTCTTTTCAGGCTTTTGGTCTTCTATTGGATTTGATTTATCAATACAGTTGGTAAAAACGGTCTCATCTGTAGATTTGGTTATAGATAAAACCTCAGTTGCTCATGCAGGTTTTTTAAATACCGTAAATGGAGGAGATACACATCCTTTTACATCATCTGAAAAAGTTAGCTTTACTGTTCAAGCAGGAGATGTTTTAATTCCTGCACTTTATTATTGGAGAGTTAGAGCAGTAGATTTAACTGGCACAAACGCTTATTCAAGTTGGACTACTACACGTAGTTTTTATGTTTATGTAACTACTACAAAGACACAGATAGGTATCTCTCGTATAACATCTAGTTCATCTAATACTCAAGCAGGTGTTTCTCGAATAAGAAAATCGGCAGGTCAAACACAAACTGGTTTTACTCGTATAACCACGTTTACACAGAGAAATCAAACTGGTAAATCTGCGGTTCAAAATACAACAACTATAACTCGAATCGGTGTTTCACGTATTACTAAAGCTTCTGTAGTTACTCATTTAGGTAAGGCTGCAATTTATAATACAACATCTCGTACCCAAGTTGGTGTATCTAGAGTTACTAAAATTGTCACGCAAATACAAACTGGCATCTCTGCAATCAGTAAGACAGTCCTCAGAACACAAACTGGTCTTGCACGTATTCAAATAACTTCTATTAGCAGTACTCTTAGACTCTGGACTCCTTATGATACTTCAAGCCCTGTATGGTGGGTTGATGCAACCCAATTAATAGGGTATGTGGATAACGACCCTGTAATATCATGGGATGACTCATCTGGTAACGGAGTACCAGCCACAAACGGTGTATTTAATGCTCCACATTATAAAACAAATCAATTAAATGGTCATCCAGTTGTAAACTTTGTAGCGGCTAACAATGAGGGGCTGAGAGCGTACCCAACAGTTAATATTCCTTACAGTATTTTTGCGGTAGCGAGAATAGGGGCAACTAGCGAGAGACTTATTGGCTCTGTATATCCTGAGCATCAAAACTGGGTTATTGGGTGGCATTCTGCAAAAGAAGATGTTTTCTACGCTAACGGATGGGTTGAACCTACAGGAGTTTCTCCAACTTTTGACTGGAAGATTTACAGTGCTACTGGTACAGGGGCAGTAGCTTCGTTCTACTCTAGTGGTAATTTAATTGCTTCTAATTCTTCTGGGGTTGCTGGAGTTAACGGTGGAATAGCACTGTCTGGTTATGGTTCATCCTCTACCTCAGAGCTTTCAGATGGTGATATTGCAGAAGTTCTGATGTACACCACTGCTTTAACTGACTCTGATAGAGAACGTGTAGAAGGTTACTTAGCATGGAAGTACGGCAGAGAGTCTACTCTTCCAATTGGACACGTCTATAAGTCTAACCCTCCTATGTTTGGAGAAGAGCATCAAGGTAAGGCTTGTATTCAAAAAATCACTACAGTCACACAGACTGGTAAGGCGGCTATAACTAACTCGTCTACACGAACACAGTCTGGTAAAGCTGCTATACGTAAGACTACGAGTTTTAGTCAAATAGGTGCAAGTCGTATCCGACAGAGTGCAACAAACACACAAACGGGTTTAGTTCGTATACGAACTAATGTTTCTCGTACTCAAACAGGTTTAAGCCGTATAACTTCCTCTACCTTACGAACACAAAACGGAGTTTCCAATATTTATGCTACTACTGTTCGCACACAAATAGGAGTCTCACGGATACAAAAAACAATACTTCAAACACAGATTGGTGTTTCTCGTATACTTAAATCTGTGCTTCAAATTCAGTTAGGCAAAGCGTTTATAAATACTACTTTTTCTACTACACGTACACAAGGTGGTGTAAGTAGAATTCAAAAAACAGTAGCTTTAAATCGAACTGGGGTATCTCGAATTACTTTATCTGTGACTGGCATACAAACAGGTAAAGCCTCCATACAAGCAACTACATTAAGAACTCAGGTTGGCGTTAGTCGTATTCTGAGAGTGGTTACATTAACACAAATCGGTTTAAGTAGAATACAAAAATCAGAGATTTTTACTCAAACAGGTATTTCTCGTATAAGGAAGTCAGTAAGTCAAATACAGAATGGACTTGCTCGTATAACTTCGTCTACTAATCGTATCCAGCTTGGTTTATCTGCTGTACGTAATACAACAATACGAACTCAGTTAGGTAAAGCAGATGTACAGTTAGCGACTACACGATTACAGCTTGGTATTTCTGACATACGTAAAACAACTGTACTTAATCAAATTGGTGTAGCTAGAATACGTATAACTACGAATTTTACTCAGACAGGTACTTCCCGCATAGGTAAATCAGTTATTTATCTTCAAACTGGGCTATCACGTATAACCTCCTCTACTAATCGTACTCAACTTGGTGTATCTGCTGTACGTAACACAAATTCTTATACTGTAATAGGTAAAGGTCTTATAACAGGAGCTCAAACTTCTTCTATTGACGGTCGTGCCGATATACGTAATTCCACCACATATGTACAAACTGGTATTGCTCGTATTGGGTACATCATTAGTAAAACACAGATAGGACTATCTCGATTACAGAATATAATAACTGTAACTCAAACAGGAGTTTCTCGTATAGTAAAATCTGTGTTACAGACTCAGACCGGTATTTCAAGATTACAAAAATTTGTATTCAATAATCAAATAGGTGTGTCTCGTGTACAAAAACTTGAGGTAAGAACGCAATCTGGAGTTGCTCGGATATACGGAATAACTCAGCAGACACAGATAGGTATAGCACGGGTTATAAAGTTTGGACAGGTCAGTTTAAACGGTAAAGCTTCTATACGCAACACCTCAAGTAATTTACAATTAGGTGTTGCCCGTATACGTATAACTTCTACTAAAATTCAAGTAGGTGTATCTCGAATAAATCAGATATTAAACAGAACACAGAATGGACTTGCCCGTATAACTGCGTCTACTGTTAGATTATTAATAGGTAAAACTTCTATTTATAAAATAACAATTCAGGCTCAGACCGGTTCAGGATTAATAACAAATGGTCAGACTGTAAGTCTAATTGGTGTTTCAGATATTACTAATTCTTCAGTAAAAACACAGGTAGGAATATTTCGAGTACAGAATACAGTAACTGTAAATCGAACAGGTAAAGCCTCTATAAGAAACACAAATACTCGAACTCAATCAGGATTGAATCGTATAACTCAGTTTTCTAGTGGGATGCAATTAGGTTTGTCTCGTATAACTGGAAGAATTATACATACACAGTTAGGTTTATCTCGAATTGGTTATGTTGAAGTTCAAACCCAGATTGGTAAATCTCGCGTCACTAATGGGACAATTAAAACTCAGTTTGGAGCAGCTAGAGTTCGTAAAACCGGTGTTATTTCTATTTCTGGTTTATCTCGAATACGTAAAACTATACTTGCTACACAAATAGGTTCATCTCGAATAACAGCTGTTGGAGTAGTTTCGCAGATTGGAAAATCTCGCATCACTAAAACTTCTAACTTCTCTCAAGCAGGAGTAAGTCGTATACGTGTTACCTCTTTTAACACTCAAGTAGGCAAGAGTTTAATAACTTCGTCTACATTGATTGTACAGTCAGGTTCTGCTCGTATAATAAATACAGCAACAACTATACAATCAGGGTTGAGTCGTATAACTCAAACAAGAGCTAACACTCAGATAGGGTGTGCTCGAATAGGGCTACGCACACAAAGAGTACAGTTAGGAACTGCTCATATTATATTTGTATTTGTAGAAGCTGTTGCTAAAAATAAGAGTACCGAAAATCTCGTGACATTAAATACAAATAAAGGTTTAAATGTCACACAATCTATTAAAAATTTAACAGTAGTTTCAAATGGAACAGAAGAAGTATAAAGGTTGTAATTTAATTATAAATGGAGTAAAATTTTCATATGGCAGATTTAGAAAACACAATAGACGATTTAGTGGTTGGGGATGATTTTGATGTAATACGAGATATTACTATTATCCCTGCAAGTCAAACAATAACCGAGGCTTGGATGACAGTAAGAGAAGAGTCTTGGTCATCTTCTGCTGTATTCACTAAACATATTACTCCTACCATATCAGGAGATGGGTTGATTGAAGATACAGGAGCGGATACTGTAGGAAGAGTAATATTCACTCTTTTAAATACTGACACAATAGAGCTTCATGAATATTTTTCATATGCGTATGATATTCAAATAAAAACAAGTGCTGGAAAATTATATACTCTTGAGTCAGGTTTACTAACTCCTCATGCTAGTGTTACATCTGAAGTTTAATTATGGCAATAGATTATTACACTGTGGGAGGTAGTTATAGCTGGCTTTGTCCATCTGGAGTTACTTCTGTAGACATTGATGTAGAAGGTGCAGGCGGAGGCGGAGGAGCAGGAGACAATGTAGGGTTTATCATTGGAGGTGGTGGAGGCTCAGGAGGTAATTCTACTAAGGTTGGGTACTCGGTCACGCCCGGTAACAGTTATACAGTAGAAGTAGGCTCTGGAGGTGCAGGAGGAAGTTTTGGTGCTGATGGGGATACCGGAGGTCAGAGTTACTTCTCTTCTGCAGTAGTTGTTAGAGCTTTTGGAGGTAATGGAGGCCAATCCGGTTTCTCAGGAGGCAGCGGAGGTTCTGGGGCTTCATCTGGTACTGGGACATCTACAAATCCGGGCACTTCAGGTAATCCCAATAACGGAGGTGCTTTTGCAGCATACGGTTACGGTGGTGAAGGTGGTGAAGGGTTCGGTGGACTCACTAATGGACAAGCTGGCGGAGATGGGCTTGTGCAGATTTCTTATGTTGCTACTCCTCCTCAATATTATATAGCTTATCAGTAGTTGAAAAACAGAAAAAAATATATTATACTATAACACATGTGGACAAAGACTTCGGATAGATGGCAAAAAAAGCCAGGCTCGTTTGATAAATTAAATATGCAGCACATTTTTCCTTCTAACAACAAGTATGGAATTCCTAATTTAATTGCACCTACTATGATAGAGTTGCCAGAACCTCCTACTTGTTTAATACCTTACAATTTGAGAGTTCGTTCAGAGTTAGGATACTCTGACGCAGCTATGCATTTCTTTTTGGATGATTATAGATTTGAATTCGTGTGGACGAATCCAACACAATCTTTTGAACGAATATCGAAAGCATGGCTCGCTGTCACTCCTGATTTTTCGTTATATGCGGATTTTCCGATAGCTGCTCAAATATGGAATACATACAGAAATAGATGGTGTGGAGCTTTTTGGCAATCTAAAGGACTAGTAGTGGTTCCTAGTGTTTCTTGGAGTACGACAGAAAGCTATGATTTTTGTTTTGAGGGTATAGAAAAACACTCTCCTGTTGCTATATCTACACAAGGAATGAAATGGGATTCTGAAACTCTTGAAAAATTTCAAGAGGGTATGAGTGAAATGGTTCGTAGAATAGAGCCTCGCTTTATTATCTCTTATGGAAAAATGGACGAAGAGTTAGTAAGTCAGTACCCAGATACTCCTATTAAACTTTATCCTACTTACTGGGATGGGCTAACTAAAGCACGTAAAGCAGGTATAGCCAAAGATTTTTACAGTGGAGAGCCCAGCGTACATAATGGAGAGTTTTAATGGGAAAAATAGAAATATGTAAGTATTGTGGACAAGAGTTAGATAAGGATTCTAATGAGCGTAAGGAAATTCAAGAAACTCAGTTAAAAAATATTATTGACGTTAGCGATGCTTTAACAGAACGCCAGAATAAGTTGGATGCTGCTTCTCACGAAATGCTTGATATAATTCAACGAATTGAAGTAAAAGTTGGAGCAGATATGCAAACGTTACAAGAAGTTAAAGAGTTAGAAGCCAGAATAAGAGCGAAGATTTTGGTAGAGGATAAAAGACAAGATTTATTTAAAAATAGTAAGTAATTGGAGGGTTTGTGAGTAAGTTAATTAATTTAGAAGTAATGACCATAGAAGATGGTTATGTTGTTTTAGAGTCAGAAGGCGGAATTCAAATAGAAATGGAAGAATCTTTTTTACCTGATAATTTAAGAGAAGGTAAGTTTTTGCGTTTTGTAATCAGTCATACGGATTATGACCCCGATAAACAAGAAAATTATATTTTTAAAAATAAATCAACCATTACAGGACTTCCTGACGTTGTTAACGGTAGAAAGTTAATGTATTAAATTCATGCCAAAAACTTTAACAACAAAACAGAAATGCGAAAAACTTGCTAGAGTTTTAGAAACAGTTGCAAGTAAAATATCCGACCCTAATATGGGAGAAGATATTTGGAAATCAGAAGAACCTACTTTGCAGATTTTGGTAGCTCAGTTAAGTATATTACTTAAAAGAGCTGATAAATTATCCAAACAATCAGATATAAAAAATACTCAGATTGAAGATGACTGGCCTGACATAATACTAGATTAATAGTAAAAAATTATAATTTTCAAGTTTAATTTTGTATTTTCTTCAGAAAGTTATATAAAAGCTATAAAACGCCTTGACAAAGAACTGTCTATAAATTACAGTATTAACTATACTTAAAGAAGTTTAACAAAATAGAGTACTAAAAATTTTGTTAAATAAGGCATTACAGGCTACAAGATAGCCAATTTGATAAAATCAGTGAAACAACACTTTAAAATTTGGTTGCGGGCGAAAAATTGGGGATATATTAGTTTATGCCAGCTGTAAAACAAGAGTTAAAAGACGAAAAAACAATAGCTGTCGACCCAAGAAAAGAATATGTAGCTGGAGGACAGCTAGGCGGTACTTATTTTGGAAACGGTTCCAGTGCTACAACACTGTCAGGTTTAAACGAACCTAAAGAATCATATCATTCTGCTAAAACTTATGAGCAGATGACCAAAGACCCTAAAATAGCGAAGGCGTTAACTTTGTTAACAATTTCTACGCTAGGAGATGGGATAGAATTGTTACCAGCCGTTCCTGAATCCCATGAGGATTACGAAGTTGCATCAGAAATTGCAGAGTTTTGTGATAAAGCTCTTAAAGAGTTGGATGTACCTCTGAGATATACTCTAGAGCAGATGATGGAAGCTTTAGTGTATGGACATAAAATTGCAGAGATAACATATAAAACAACTACTGTTAATGGATTTCCGGGTATATATTTAGTACCTGCTACCATTAAAGTTAAAAAGTTAGATACAGTAAGATTTGTAGTAGACGATAAAGGTAATATTTTAGGGCTTGCAGCTAAAAATCTTGATTTAAAAGGCTCTTCTTTAGAGAATGATGCCACAACTCAAGCAGCAAAAGGCGGGTTAGGTTTGACTAGAGGAGCAAATGGTCAGGCTTATATAGATGGAAAGGCTCTTTTACCCCGTGAAAAATTTTTGGTATTGACAATTAAAGGTAAAGACGGAGACCCTAGAGGCCAGTCTATGCTTGCACCGGCTTTTAAGGTCTGGCATCTGAAAACACAGATATGGCCTGAATACTTACGTTATCTTCTTCTTTGTGCTATCCCACTTCTTGTTGGATACACTCCAGAAAATGATGCAGGAGTTAAAGAACTATTACGAGGTGCGGATGGACAACCTGCTAGAGACCCTGCAACAGGTAATTTTATTGAAGCTAATCCTGTTGAACACATGCGTGATGCTTTATTAAATGCTCGAGATGGAGAGGTTCTTGCAGTTAAAGGCGGTTCTAAGATTCAAGAAATCGGAGCTCAAGGAGCTGGCACACCTTTCTTTAAGGCGATAGAGTTATTTGATAGCCAAATGGAGACAGCAATTTTATTGCAGACATTGGCAACGAGTGAAGGTATTCACCAAAACAGAGCAGCTTCTACTATGCATATGAGCGTACTAGACCAACTGGTTTGGTGGTTAAAAGGCATCGTCGTTGATATGCTGGTTTCGGATTTGCTCCGTCCGACTGTCAGGTTTAATTTTGGTGACGATGCCCTTGATTTAGTTCCAAAAGCAACTTTAGGTGATACAGAAAGAAGAGAGTTTTCAACTGATGCAGCGGCAGTGGCAGCTTTATATAAAGCAGGTTATTTACAGCCAGACCAGTTAAAACAAACTGATGCTATGTTAGGTTTGGGTATTCGTCAAACAGTTGACCCGCTACAATTAATTCAGCAACTGCAAGCCGCTGGAGTATCTATTGTAGCAGTTCCGCCGCCTGCAGAACAGGCAGCACAGATTCAGGCAGGGCCGGGTGGCGGAGTAGCCCCCGTTCCTGTAGCACCGTCAGGTGTAGCTTTACCGGTTGGTAAGAGCCTTAGTTCAGATTCCAACAATGGAAGAAAACTAAATAGAGGCGGAAATGTGAAGTTTCCAGCTGCAGGCAGAGTAAAAGCAAAATTGAATAAGTCTCCAAAAAATGAGACTTTTCCATCTAGCATAAATACGAAACCTTAAGGAGAATTAGATGAAAGTGCTTTTTAATTATTTATCAGCAGAAGAACGAAATGCTCTAGCGGCGGAAGAATTCGGTGACCCTACACGAAGATTATTTCCTGTATAGATGAATTATGAGTAAGCGATTGGAGATGCCTGATGAGAATGTAAGAAATGCTGTTATTGCAGATTATCAATCTGGAATGTGGATGAGGCACTTAAAGTTAAAGTATGAGTCATATGGAGTTGGGTGGAATAATTTGAAAATTATTTTAGACGCTAATATGAGAAGAAAACGAGTGTTCAAATTTGATAAAAACTTTTTTTCTCTAAACACAGAAAAAAGTTTTTATTGGGCAGGATTTATCATGGCAGATGGTTCAATATCCAAAAGAGCTAATTCTACACAATTAAGTTTAGTATTAAACTCTAAAGATGAAAATCATTTAAGGCAGTTTGCTTCAGATATTGAATGTGAAGATGATTATATCAAAGTATACGGTGACACTATTGGAATAAGATTGACTGCTAAAGAGTTTGAAACAGATTTGATAAAGTTTGGAATTATACCGAGAAAAACTTATAATTTTATCGGGGCGAATAAAGAAGTTAGTAAGAATAAATTGATAGTTCATTATCTAAGAGGGTGGATAGATGGAGATGGTTACATACGAACTGATAAATGGTGTGAAAGAATGAAGCTTGCTGGTAATACAGAATCTTTATATTGGTTTAGTGAGCAGTTAATAGATTTAGGATTCAGTAAAGTTCCATTAATCTACCCACAAAAAGGCAAAGTTTGGGGAGAATTAATTATATCTGGTAAAAAGAATATAAAAGAACTTTATAGTTTATTGGAGTGTGGGCAATTTACAGAATTATCTCGTAAGTGGGATAAAATAAAGAGTTTATAATATGCAAAACACGATTAAATTTACATACTTGACCGATGAGGATAGGAAAAAACTCCCTCTTGAGGACTTTGGCGACCCTAATAGAAGGTTGTTCCCTCTGATTACTCAGGAGGATGTAGACAAAGCACCTCATAGAGTATCTGCTTTAACCAATTTGGAAGAAGTAAAAAACAGAATTATTGATATTGCAAATAGAAAAGGCTTTCTATTGCCGGTTAATTGGATGAGTGAAACAAAAGAGATAGAACATTCTATGTTCTCTGTAAAAAATGAAAAATCTGACGCTATTGCAGAATTTGAATTGGATTCAAGCACAGCTAAAGATACCAATGATGGAGAATATATACTCCGCACAGGTAAAATTTTTGAAGCAGGTCAGTATCCCGACAAGAAGTTTGAAATAACTCCAGAAGAGTTATGTGAGGCTATTGCGGATTTTGCTCCTGTAGACCTTGATTTAGAACACATGCCTACTATACTAGACGGAAAACTAGGAAAATTAGAGGCGGTTGCATTAGGTGCAGATGGTTGGTCATTGATAGGAACAGTTCGTTTACCTAAATGGTTAGATAAACAGCTGGGAGAAGCAGAGCGTAAAGTTTCTGCAACTTGGGATAGAGCGACTAAGAAACTTACAAAGCTTGCATTAGTTCGTAATCCTCGTGTTAAAGATGCAGCTCTTATGGCAGCTTTTATGGCTAACGAATTTTCAGACCAGATTGAAGGGGCGACAGAATCTGATTTAGCTAAAACCATTGAGACACTCATGGAAGCCAAATTCGGTAAAAAAACTTGGGACGGAATATCCTTAATGCAGGGTATACATGATATGGCTGCACGTTCAGGTGCAGTGTGTTATGACGACCAACAGAAATTTAGTGAAGCAGAAGTAGAAGGTTTTGTATCATCTGCGGAAGCAAAATTAATACAACAGATACATGATGCCGCTTTACGTGGCAGTGCAAAATGTACTTTTTTAAAAGAAAGGAGCGGCACAGAAGCCTCTTCAAACTATACTAAGGAGAATAATAAAATGACATTAGAAGATGTGAAAAGCTTTTTCAAATCTATGCCTGATAGCGAAGATGGAAAAGTGAATACAGAACTAAATGCTGAAGAGATTGCCAAAGAAATTAAGACCGCTGCAGAAACTGCTGCTAACGCTGCTGTTGAGGCATTTAAGTCTGAGTTAAAGGCTGAAGAAGAGGCTAAGGCTGCTACTCTAGCCGCAGAGCTAGAAGTTGCTGAAGTTGAAGAAGAGAAAGAATCTAAGGTTGAGGATAAAGTTGAGCATTCAGCTGTTGAACCTACCGACCGTGAAAAAGCTCTAGAAGCACAAATCGAAGAATTAAAGCAAAAAGATATTAGTCGTGAAGCAGAGAAATTTGCTGACACCGAAATTAAAACAGGTCGAGCATTTCCAGCAGAACGTGCTACTTTGATTGCTCTATTCTCACAGGCAACAAACGATGACAATGCATCAGAAGTAAAAGTAGCCTTCAAACAAGGCGAAGAAAATGTTGAAGTTAGTCGTGTAGAAGCTATTAAAGCTCTTTACTCGGTACGTAACCCACACAATATGACATATGATGACATTGAAGATTTAAATTTGAATGTATTGGCTGTTTACAATGAAGAAGATTCTGATTATCTTGGTGATGCTGAAAAGCAGGCTAAAGAATATGCATCAAAAAAGAAAGCTTCAGGTAAAGGAAATTACTAATTAATAGAGGTAAACTGATATGTCAACTTACGGACAAGAAACATACGATAGAATCGGTTCAGGTATAACAGTTACCGCCGATGGTGCACCTATTGCTAAAGCAGCTGGTGTAACTGTTGATTGGGAGTCAGTTGTTATTACACCTGCTGATACAACATATTTTGATGAGGATTATGTTGTAACAGGAGAAAGATTTTTACGATACGGTACTGTTATATGTAAAATCTTGACAAGTTCAGTTAATCAATCTAAAGTAGGAAAATATGCTCCTTATGGTGTTACTACATCCGGTGCAGATACTATAACAGTAACTAACGCAGCTAATGGAAAGGGAAACTGGTATATTCTTAATGAATCAGTTCATGAGAGTGATAAGAAAAGTGATTTTCCTCCTGTATTTGACGGAGGCAGAGTTTATAAGACTCGGCTTGACGTTGAAGGAGCTGGTGGTTTTGGTAATGAGATACAGACAATAACATTAGGAGTAGGCAATAGTGGAGGAGCTTTTACTATTACGTTTAGCGGACAAACAACTGGCTCAATAGTATTCAATGCTTTAGGTTCGGCTGTTGAGGCTGCTTTAATTGCTTTAAGCAACGTTGCTCCTGCCGACGTAACAGTAGCAGGTGTAGCAGGTGGGCCTTATACCGTCACTTTTTCGGGAGTTTATGCTAATACTAACGTACCAGCTATGACAACTACGCCATCTTTAACAGGCGGTGCTAATACAGCAACTGTGCAAACATTGTCTACTATTGGAGTACCTTTAGCAGACTTTGAAACAGCATTTCCAATGATTGCATATGTATCAGAGAATTAAGAATATCAGTTATATACTGAATAGATAAAGGAGAAAATAAAAATGGGAAGCTATGGACAAGAAACATTTGAGATAATCGGTTCAGGTATAACAGTTACCGCCGATGGTGCACCTATTGCTAAAGCAGCTGGTGTAACTGTTGTTTGGTCTGCA